CAACACCAAGATCCAGCGCGTCGATCCCGGCAAAGGGCTACGTGCCAACTGGTTCGAACTTTCACTTATCGGCGAAGCCGCCTTCACCCTTGCTACGGTCAGCTTTGCACCCGTGGCCTCTACCCGGAAGATTTAATCATGACAGACATTGTCAATCTCAAATCGCACCTGATCGGAACGCCGGCTACGGGCGTCAATCTGTATCAGGTGCCCAACGCTTCGATGGAAGTATTACAAGACATTATCAACGCGACATGGAATCTGGCGAATGAAAAGTCGAACAGCGCGTCGGCTAAGTCGGCGACCGTTGTCGCTAACATCGACGGCATCCTGGCTGCCCCAGGCGACTTCCACATTACAGCAGGGTCGGTCAGTGTGCCCACGGTTGTCGCGCCGGGTGTCAGAATCCCCGAGACCATTGACGTGTCGAGCATCATGTCCACGTTCGACAGCAAGTACATCGAGCTGGCCACGTTCCTGGTCGGCAAGTTTACCAACATCATCTCAACGTACTTCCCCAACGATGCGGCGGTCTACGCCAAGGCAGAGACCTTGCTGACCGCCGCATTAGGCAGTGACCTCGGTATCCCGCTATCGGTCCAGCAGCAGACGTGGGGCGACGATCACGCCCGAATCACGGCGGACAAGTTGCGCGCCCAAGATGGGGTCATCGCCAAATTCGCAGCGATGCGTTTCCCGCTACCGCCGGATGTCGCAGCCAATGCCGTGATGCAGCTTGAGCAGAAGGCGCAGGATGAACTGGCCGAGTCAAGCCGTAAGATCGCCACCGCCTCCGTCGAGAACCTGAAGTGGGCGGTCGAGAAGGTCGTCAACCTGCGACAACTGGCGCTTGGTTCGGCGGGGGATTACGTCAAGGCGTTGGCATCAGCACCGGATGTGGCCAGCCGCGTTCTCGGCATCGGCTACGACGCGCAGAGCAAGTTGATCAGTTCCGCTGCCCAGTTCTACGGGGCTGATACCAACGCCAAGGAAATGATGAGCAAGGTGGCACAGTACAACGCGACGTTGGCACTGACCGCAGGCGAAAAAAATCAGGCGGCTAATTTGACGCTGGTCGAAGACAGGATCAAGGCGCTGCTCTCCGACTTGCAGTTAGTGCGCCAAGAATCCACAGCCTTGTTCAACAACCTGCATACCGGCGTGACGATGACGGCGGGGGGTACGACGATTTCCACCCAGTCGCAGGACGTTACCTGACACTCTGATATACTCTTACGATCTCTGAGGAATTACGAATGAACAACATTCAAAAAGCATTCCAGAACAAAGCCAAGATGGGCCTGCGCATGGCAGTGGGCGGGCTTCTGCCCGACCCCAACGGCTCCGACATCGACGCCATCAATGCCGAGAAAACGGCCCGCTGGGCGGAGGAGGATGCAGCCAAACAAGGGTTGCGCGGCCCTGCCCAGGGCTATAAGTCGTATAGCGGTGCCTCACAGGCACTTGCCGCCTTAGCTCAACCGGCTGTTGCCCAGCCAACTGCACAACCCACGCAACCAGATGCCGCGCCTGAGACCACCTTCGAGCAGGACTTGACGGCCCGACAGGGTCGCATCGACGGGCTGCGGGGCAAGCTGAACGGTATGGAAACCGCTGGTCGTGCTAACAGCCTGATGGGTTCGAACTACGCCGACGGCGGCGTGGTCCAGGAAACGCCGGACCAGTTGATGGCCCGCATGGCGTCGAAGTACGGCACCACGGGTGCGACACCGACTGTTCAGGCCGCGCCACAACCAGCCCCGCAACCTGTCGCTCAGCCGGCACGACCAACCGGCATGTTCGCCGGTCTGAAGGCCGCACTCGACCCGGAGCGCCGGATGCGTGCCGCAGGACTTGCCGCTGGCGGCATCGTGCGCGGCCCAGGCGGTCCGACGGATGACAAAGTGCCGATGACTATTGGCGGTGTGGATGTGAACCTGTCGAACAAGGAAGCCGTGCTGCCGGTCAAGTCGGTCGAAGCCTTCGGTGGCCCCAAGGCCGTCGAGGACTTCATCGAACAGACGAATGGTAAGCCGCCGGTGAAGTCCGGTCTGCGGGCCGGGGGTGAGTACGGCGACGGCACCGTGAACTGGCGCACACCGAACGCTGATATGAAGCTGCCTATTCCGGCTGGCCCACCGCCAATCGAACCGGGTGCCATCGAAGGTGACTTTACTCGCATCCCTGAAGCGGGCACTCAGGTCGCAACGGTTGAGGGTGCGGGCGCCCGCTCTATTCCTCCGACCGACACAGTGTCCAATGTCCGCCCCGTTGTCCGCCCGACGGGGCAACCATTGCCGCCTGCAGCCTCGGCTGCCGAGCAGTTTGGTCGCAACGCTGCGCGAACCCACACCGCCATGGGTGGTGCCAATGGTATCGCCAAGGCCGGACTCGGTGTGGCGGGCAAGGCTTTGTACAACCTACCTGCTGTAGCCGCAGCCGTCGATACCACGGGTGAGGACGCCATCAAGGTCGGTGAGTTCACCGACGGCGACCACGGGCGCGACCTCACCACAGCTAAGGGTTGGACTGACAGCGCAAAGCAGCTCGGCCTTCGCGCCGGCGACTGGGGCACCAAGGGCGCAGACATGCTCATGGATCTCCCACTGGCAGGTTTGAATGCGCTAGGAGCGAAGTCAGACGGCAAGCCGCTTGAATACGGGCTGCTGAACAAGACCTTCCGTCAAGGGATGCGCGACTCCAACATCGAAGGCGCTGTCATCCCGCGCTCGTCCTCTGAGCGTGAGATGGATGGTGCCGAGGCCCGTGCTGAATCTGCGCGTATGCACAAGGCCCACGCCAACAAAGACGGCAACATGGGCTCGGTTGTGGATCAAGCAGCCCTCGACGCACTCAAGGCACAGACAGCTACGAAGAAGACTGCAGAAGCTAATGCTGTAGGTCTGAAGGCTGGCAATCAGGCAAACCAGAATCACCGCTTTGAAGCCGTGACACGGGGCGACACCGCAGCTTCAGAGGCTATGGGTGATGTAGCTGACAAACTGACAGGTGTGTCACGGTCAAGCAACCAAGGTCTTCGTGGCATGGCGCAGCGCTTCGATGCCTACAAGAATGACCCGTCGGCACTTGCAGCGCGCAATGCGCAGATGCAGCTTCGTGGCGACGGCACACGGTTCGCCCGCAAACCCGACAGCTCGCTGGAAATCAACAATTCCGGCGACTTCGACGGTTCGACCAAGATGGCCTACACCGACAAGAACGGCAACCCGACAGCCATTCATGAAGGCAGCCGGGAAAATCTACGGGGTATCGCCGACGCTAAGGGGTTGCGCAATCAGTTGGCCAATATGGAGCAGATGCGTCTCGAACGTAACGCAGACGAGAACATCACTGATGTTGGTCTGCGCACCCGCTCGCAGGCTACTCTGGACACACAGGCCAAGAACAACGCAGCCCTCGCGGCCAAGGCACCTAACTGGCTGGATGTCGAGAAGCACAAGCTGGACTTGGCGAAGTTCGATAACGACAAGAGCAACGTCGAGCAGCTCCAAGGCAACAACGTGCGCGACTTCCGAGCCAGCCAGTCTGACAAGGTCAACAAGCGCGTCGACCAGATGCTTGATACCCATGTTCCTACAGCCGGTCTGAAGGATGACGACCTCAAGGTCGCTCAAGCACGTCGCGCCGATATGCAAGAGGCCATGTACTCGATATTCGGCCAGAACATGCCGCAGGACGACGCCTCGCTCAACAAGTCCATGCCGCAGATGGTCGAGCAGGCCAAGACATCTCTGGCTATCCGTGACGCCATCAAGAACCGCGGTCTGTGGAACAAGATCAGCAACATCGGCACTGACCCATGGACAACGCTCCACGGTGCCAAGATCGACATCACAGGCAAGAACATCCGGTTCGCCAACGGCTTCACGATCCCGGTCGACGATGTGGTGAAGGACGGAAACGCCAAGAGCGCCGACATCCTCGCTGCACTGACAGCCCGTACAGCAAAACAATAAGGACACGCAATGCCGCTTCCGCTCACGCTAGGCCAACCCGATCAAACTCTTCCAATGAACGTAGACCGCGAAGGTCTGCGTGCAGCGGCAGGGTACGAGATCGACAACAGCTCGCAGTTCAATCGCGGCTGGCAGTCTGCCGGTATGGGCGAAGATGCCAACGCCCTGATGTCGAAGGCGCTGTGGGCCAAGCGCCAAGGCGACGAGGTCAATGGCTCAGTCTATGAGCAGCAAGCGCGTGACCTGATGGCGCAGTCGCAGCAGTGGGCACCGACGGTTCAGAACATGACCGACGTAACCGGGTTGCGCTCGGGCATGGACTGGATGGGCGGCGCGATGGGTAACATGCGCTCCTCCCTCATGCCTGCTGTGGGTAGCGTTGGCGGCGGTATCGTTGGAGGCGTGGGAGGTTACCTTGCCGGTGGTGCGAAGGGTGCCGCCACAGGTGCTCGCTACGGTGCCGGCATCGGCGCAGGTCTGCTCGGCGGCAAGACCGAGTACGACGAGGCTGTGTCGAACGCCATGATGGACCCCGGTGTTCGCGCCAACAAAAGCTACGACGAGATCAACAACGCCGCCATGGTCAAGGGTGGCATCAATGCGGGACTTGAAAGCCTTGTGCCGATGGGCATGGCTAAGAGCGTGTTTGGCATGGCCGGTAAGCAGGCGCTCAAGCAGGCGGCTGAACGTGGTCTGGTCAAGACGCTGGGCAAGGAAGTCTCCAAGAACGCCGCCGAAGAATTCGCCACAGAGTTCGCACAGAGCCTTGTCGGCCAAGGTGCTCAGAATTCGCTGCAAGACAACGACATTACCGACTTCGACTACAAGCAGGCACTGAACGAAGGTGCTGCCGGCGCAGTTGCCGGCGGTGGCATGGGTGCCGTGGGTGGCGCCGCAGATGTCCTGCACTCGAAGCTAAACAGCGGCGTCGAGAAGGCCAAGGACGTAGTCACCCACCCGCTTGAAACTGTGACCGACGCCATTGCTGGCGCGGGCAACATCGTCGGCAAGGGTCTGGGTGCTGGGCAGAACGCCATGCGCAATCAGGCCGACAAGGCTGAAGCCGAACGCGCCGGTATGCCGCTGGACATGTACCAGAGCCAGAAGTACGGCGACGAGAAAACCAAGGCAATCTGGGACAAGATGTACGAAGCTGCTGGTCGTGAGCGCGACAGCACCTCGGCCTTCACCGACGAGGAATTGAAGCAGAAGCCCGAAGACCTGATCGCTGGCGCCAAGAATCAAGCCGCCAAGGATGCGGACAAGATTCTCGATCCGAGCAACCACCCGCGTGACTACAAGAACGCCGAGGTTGAGGCTGCTCACGAGTTCCGCCGCACGGGTGACGAGCTGACGTTCCGCACCAAGCTGGCAGCTGCACGCAAGGACAACAAAGCGAAGGACGCCGCAGACAGCTTCGATGCTGCCTTGAACGGCAAGAAGAAGTCGAAGATGCAGGCCGAGTTTACCGACGACCAAGGCAACCAGATAAACGGCCCCGGTCTGTTCGACGATGACATCACTGACGATCAAGGTAACGTCGTCAGCGGTGCTCAAGCCATGTACGGTTCGACTACCAACAAGGATGGCAGCACCACACCGAACGCCGCGCCACGCGCACCAGCCAAGACAGTCGAAGCCTCTGACCCGAACACCAACAGCTACGGTGCTGGGGTCAAGCGCACCATAACGCCGGGTGAGCGTGAGCAGACCGCTGCGCTGAAGTCCCTGATCCCTGAAGGGCCAGAAGGCAAGTTCCGCACTGACCTTGGCGACAAGATGCGTGTCGAGAAGCAGGACAAGACTGTCAAGCTGGCGAGCATCCTGCGCAAGCAAGGTGTCGACGAGAAGATCCTCGACGCCGCTGAGAACCACGGCACCGAAGACCACCAGCTCCGCACGGTGACCTCGCTGCTGACATGGATCAACGACGGCATGGACACGAGCGGTAAAGCCCTGCAGGCGATGGTCGAGATGCACGGCAAGAAGGCTGGTAAGCTGTTCAAGAAGGCGTACGAGATGGCTGTGCACGAAGGGCTGGCCAAGCCTGACGAGCGTGCTGTTGCCATTGCTGCGAAGCTGGAGCGTCTGCACAAGGACAGCAGCAATCTGAACGAGACCATCGACAAGTCGATGTCTCACATCTTCCGCGCCTCGCTCACACAGGCGAACATTCCGGAGGCCGTCAAGCATCTGGCCGAGCTGGTCAAGCACGTTGCCAAGCACGGCACAACGGCCAAGCAGGAGCAGGGCCTGTTGACCGTGTTCGGCACGAAGGAAAACATCGCCAAGGTGTTCTCCAAGGTGCCCACCCCGACGAGCGAGTCCAAAGCCACTCGCGCCGGTGAGACCGGTATCGAAGGCGAGCTGGGTATCGGTGAAGACGGCGAGCTGAGCTACAGCGAGGCGACGGGTGAGTCCTACGGCTCCGGCGAGCGCACCATCGACCCGACGGAGAAGAAGACAACCTTGATGGGTGTCGGCCCGAAGGATCAGCCGAAACCCTACGACCTCGGTAACTTTGAAGGCACCCGTGAGCGCATGGACAAGCTCACCGGCTCGTACGCCAACGTGCAGGGTACGACAACCCGCGAGGTTGGTATCTGGACACTGGCCAAGGAAGACTTGGCCGGTAGCCCCGAGGAAATCGAGCAGGCTGGCGAGGATATGATTCAGCAGTACGTGCCCAAGCTGACACACAGCGGCAAGTACGCAGGGCTGATTCAAGATGTCGCCACCGGCTTCAAGGACATCGGCGATGTGAGCGTGCGCCAGAAGGCCATCCTGCTGAGCCTGATCAACAAGCAGTTCAAATACATCCAAGTGGACTCTGTCGAAGCTGACGCTGACCCGCGTCAAATCGACAACGTGCAGTCGTACAAGTACGAGCTGAAGCAAGGTGAGAAAGTCACCGACCTGACGGCTGCCAAGGGCTTCATCTTCCTTGAGCGCAACTACAACGGCAAGACCTCGTCGTTCCCGGTGCAGACCAGCCGGCTGCTGACAGCCGATGCGCTGAAAGCCTCGAACACAGAGAACGCCGACCGTACGAGCGAGTGGCAAGGCAAGGGTGCCAAGGGTGTCTACGAGAACGTCCTGTACAACCTGTCGAACCTGATCGGTTCCAAAGACGACTTCACGGGCCGCGTCGGCTACCGCACTGAAGACGGCGCACTACACTGGCTGAAGGATGGCACTAAGCTCGACCGCGAGTTCAAGCTGACGAGCGTCAACGGCGACACAACCACGGCTGACCTGCTGCCGGCCAACATGAAGCTCGGCAAGCACGTCACGGTGGCCGACGCTCGCGCACAGCACACGAAGGAGCTTGAAGCTGAGCATGGTGAGCGTGAGGAAGAGTTCACCAAGACCTATAATATCCCGTTCGCAGGCAACTTCAAGGCGACGCGCCAAGTGCTGATCAACCTCGGCGTTGAGATCAAAGCGAATCTGGACGCGCTTGAGACAGAGAAAGAAAAGTCCCGTGAAGAACGCCACATCATCAAGACCCTGAAGATCGGTGAGATTGGTGACAGTGAATATGGCCCTGTCGTTCTAGTCAGCCCACTCAAAGCGCTGCGTGACGCGCTGAAGGCTGGCCCGCGCCAAGTGAACGCCGTCTACACAATGCTGCGCAACCACTACGACGGCGCTGTATCTGACTTCGGCGGCACACCGGGCGGTGGCCTGCGCGTCACACCGAAGATTTCAAAGTACAAGCAGAACGCGCTCAACAAGGCTGAGAAAGAACACCAGAAGTTGAGCAGCGAGTACAACGTCAAGCCGACGCGAGCGTTGGCAAGCCAGTTGACCAAGCTGGAAACGCTTATCGCGAAGCTGAAGACACCTTTCGCCCCGGCTAAGCGCATGGGCTTTACCGACACAGAACAACTGAATGACCGCAAGCGCAAGAGCCAGAAGTCCGACGAGACTGATGACCCGACGCGTGGCAGCAACGAGGATGTGAAGGGTACGCTGCGTGCCGATACGCCGGCAGGTACGAAGGGTATCAACCGCGACGCAAACGGTGACGCAACGGGTCTCGGTGTAGATGCCCAGTTCGGCGCTGTCGGTGGCAAGGGCGGCGTGACGCAGAAGCCGACCATCGCTTCTGGAAACATACGAGACTACAAAGGTGTAACTACCCCGGCGATGCGGGTCGAGTTCGAGGAAGCTCGCAAGCGTAACGCGGCTGAGATAACAGCAAAGACAAAGACATTCCCGGCTGTCGACGGCGAAGTGAAGCCACTCAGCAAAGTGCTGCCGCGTGGCGTGGTTCAGAAGGGTGCAGCGAACGAGGTGCAGAGCGCCGGGCGACCGGCTGCAGGTAATCAGGCTGGCCCGCAGGCACAGAGCAAGACCGAGTCACCTCGCGGATTGACCAAAGAAGAAGTCGAAGCTATAAGCAACTTCGAGTCCGCCCAAGCATGGGTGCTGAACCTGCTGCGAGCCGGTGACCTGAAGCTCGCCGAGGCTTACAAGACAATGCCGAAGGAGCTTATCGAAACATTCAACGTGGCTGTGTACGGTGACGCCGCTCACCCCACGGGTCTGGACAAGATCAGCTCAGTCGGCTTCAAGAACAACCTGCGCCTTGACACCATTGAGCAGGGCCGGGCAATGTGGAAGCGTCTGCGTACCAACCTCGAAGAGATTCAGCGTAACATTGCTGAATCAAACGGCGAGGTGCGCGATGCTGGTAAGCCAACAAGTGGTGGAGGAAATGCTTCTGTCCAACGATCTGCAGCTACAGAGGGACGCGCTGCAAATGATACACAGGGGGCACGCACCGCTGCCGTCGTGGGGAACGAGCAAGCCTCCGCAGGAACTAGTGGACAAAGCACGAGCGCTTCGAGCGCTGGAGTGGCTAAAGAAACAGAAGTCACCTTCAACATAGGGAAGAACTTCAAGCAGTTCAAGTTTGCCAAGTACAGCCCGAGCGAGGCCGCGAAGAAGCGTGCCAAGCCGGTACGTCGTGACCCGAATGAGCCGACACCTCCGAAGCTGAGCAACCCGCTCAGTCTGATCAAGAAGCTCGGCGGCATCGACCCGAAGTACGCCCTAGACCTGACAGGTGAGCGGGCCTACATCGCCAGCCAGAAGCACCCCGGTGTCTTCCGTGTGGGTGGCCTGAGCGACGACGGCGTGCGTGAAGCCTTGCACGACGCTCATTGGATCAGCGACAGCATCGAAGAAGCCCGTGAGCTGATCAGCTCCGTCTATCGTGGCGAGGAAGTTGTTCACCCGAACGAAGTCGCTGACCTGAAGGACTGGGAAGAAGCGATGCACGAGTATGACCGTGAGAAGCACGCAGCCTCGCTCGACTTCGACGGTGTGCGTGAGTCTAAGGAAAAGGGCGAGAAGCAGTCCAAGGGGAAGCTGCACGAAGATGTCGCCAGTGCCAAGGAACACATCCTGAAGACGCTCGGCACCAAGATCGCTACGGAGTTCAAGCGCCGCTTTGCCGATGGAACATCCGGTGAGTGGGAGCCGGGTCAGGTGATGAACACGATCCGCATCGCCCTGAACGGCAACGTGATGGGCACGGCCTTCCACGAGAGCTTCCACGAGTTCATGGACATTCTCAAGAAGAACGATGGTGGCAAAGTCATTGCCCTGCTTGAGCGTGCAGCCATGAACCCGATCATGCAACGCCGTCTTGAACGTGCGCTGGACGGTCACCCAGAAGCCATCGCCCAGTTGAAAGACCCGTCGGAAGCAGTCGCCTTCATGTACCAATTCTGGTCGATGAACCCGACGACCTTCAAGGTAGGCCCAGAGACAAAGACCGCATTCCAGAGCATCAAGGACTTCTTCAAGGACATCGCAGGCTTCTTCTCCGAGACCTTCCGCAAGGCCAACGAGGAGCGCAAGAAGAGCGAGATGGAGGCGTACAGCGCCGAGCAAGTCATGCGTGCCTTTAGCAACGGTGCCGTGGCTGACGACTCCATGCGCAAGGCCGTGGTCGAGGCACTGAACAAGACAGTTGAAGCGCATGAGAAGGCTGTCGAGAACGTCGGCAGCGCCTTCCGTACTTTGACGAACACGGCTGGTAAGCTGGTGTTCTCTGCCGAGGCCATGATGGACGCGACAGGCAACAGCTTCATCGCTGACATCGCCCGTCTGTTCCACCAGAAGGCTGGCACTGCCAAGGGCGCGACACAAGCCTACTCGGACGGCCTGCGCCAGATGACGGCTGTCTACATGAACAAGCTCGAAAACATCCTGATGAACTACAGCAAGGAAGACACCGAGCTTGCCCGTAAGGCCATGGCGTCAGGCACGAAGGCCACAGACCGCATAGCGAAGAAGCTGCAAGGTGAGATAGGTCAGTTCTTCGAGGAGATGGCTCAGTACGTCAAGGACAACGACGTGCGCCGCCTTGAGTACGGCCCGAACGGTGAGCACCTGTGGCGCAAGATTGAGATGCGCGCCGACTACTTCCCGCAGGTATGGAGCACCCAAGCTGTCGAGGAAGACGTTGAAGGCTTCAACAAGCTGCTGCTTGAGAAGCACATGGACAAGTTGGAGTTCCTTGCCAAGCAGGCGAACCAAGAGGTAGCGAACAAGGCCATCAATGATGCAGCCGGTGAGCGCAGCGCCCCGCTCAAGGGTGCCTCGGCTGCCGAGATGAAGAAGGGTACGGCTGACCGCAAGACCATCACACCTGAGATGATCGCTGACGCTATCACAACGCGCCTGCTGAACTCGCAGGGCCACATCGAGATGGACGAAGATGTAAGCGCCCTCGGTATCACACCAGCAGCCACGGCAGTCAATCGTCGCGAGCTGGACTGGCTGGATAAGGATGCCTTCGACAAGTTCAAGGAGAAGGACGTTACCCGCATCCTCTCGGCCTACACCCGCAACATGGTGCGTCGCGCTGAGTACCAGAAGCGCTTCGGCTACGGTGGCGAGAAGCTGCGCGAGATGGTTGACAAGGCCGTGTTGCAGGAGATGGGTGGCGCTGATCTGATCAAGCAGGCCGAAGATGCCACGCCCGATGAGATCCGCGCTTGGAAGGCACGCAAGGCAGAAGCCCTCACAGCAGGTGACGAGTTCACCGAGCCGTACCCTACACTGCGCTCTGTGGGTATTGGGATGCATGTTGGCAAGCACGGTGCGAAGGGCGAGGCTGATCATGCCGCGGCTGTCGCCAAGCTGGAGCAAAGCTTCAAGGCGATTCAGGCCATGGAAGGCACACTGGGCAGCGACATCTCTGCCAGCGCACGAGCTGCGAATAGCTGGCTGGTGACCTACCAGAACTTCCGCACCCTCTCGATGATGTTGTTCACGAGCTTCCAAGACGTGATGGGCATGGTGCGTGAGGGAGGTGAGATGGGCGATGCGTGGACAGCTTTTGTAAGCGGTATCCGCGAGATCAAAAGCACCATTACAAACAAGAAGACACCCAGCGAGATGATGGAACGCGCTGAATTCTGGGGTGCTGTGGATGCTGGCAGCTTCCTTGACAGCCTCGGTGAAGCCTATGGCTCTGTGTTCATGACAGGCAAGGCCAAGAAAATGTCAGACGCCTTCTTCAAGTACACAGGGGCTGAAGGCTGGAACCGCGGTGTACGCGCCGTGGCCTCACAGGTGGCTGAGCGCATCATCACCGAGTGGAAGCGTGACGGCGTCGATCCAAAAGACCTCGCAGTGAAAGCCCGTGTCGAACGCCTATTCGGTGAAGGTTTCAACGTCGCCAACATCAAGCTCGATGCGCAGGGGCGTCTGGACATCACAGATGCTGCGAACCAAGCAGCGGTGACCCGCTGGGTGCTCGACGCTGTACCTGCGCCTACCGCTGCGCACCGTCCGATCTGGGGCAGCGACCCGCACTTCCAGACCTTCATGCACTTGAAGAACTACACCTACACCTTCCACCGTGTTGCCATGAAGGGCGCTGTCGAACAGGCCAAGTTGGGCAACTACCGCCCGGCCCTAGTGCTCGCACTGGGCTACGCACCAATCGCTATCGCGGGTGGGGCCATCAAGGAGATGCTGATCCCCGGTGACGAGCCGCCTTGGATGAAGGGTGGTCTGGACGGCTACCTTCAGTACGGTTGGGATCGTGCCGGCGTGCTAGGTGTGCCGCAGATGTACGCCAACAGCCTGTTCGATCTAGACCCTGCCGCGGTATTCGGGCCAACCGTGGATCAGGTGCAGAACGCGCTGTCGATCCCACTGATGGACAACCACTCAGCTATTGGCGAAAGCCTTGGCGCACTGCCGGGAGGCAACCTATTGAAGCGCTTGGAGCGGATTGGTAGCACAGGCAAGTAACGCAAAAGAGTATGTTTTCTCTGCCCTGAAATTTCGGTCAAATGGATCAAAGTTTTATCCATTTGCCTAAATAATAGGCAACTATGCCAAATGGTTCCTTACAATACTTACACGAAACTTACAGTGTAAGGTTCGTGTAAGAAAACTGCCTAAATAATAGGCAACAATTTCGGGACATTTGGGACAATTGGTACAAACTTCGGTACAGCGAAAACCGTTGGTATGACTGGCTTTAGGTGCTATTTGTACCGAATGTACCAATATTTATCTAATGTTAGTATATAAAAACGATAGACACATTTGATCGGTCATGTCTTTAAAAACAAGCACTTATGTTTTGTAAGCTAAAAACGCCTATATGTTCTATCTCAACTGAACTTTTCAGGATCGGTACAAATGGTACGTTTCGGCAGATGTCTTACACAAACACATGTCCTCCGACCCGGTTGCTTAAAATAAGAGCGAAAAGATCATATTGGGTTGGTAAATGTCCAGAAAACCGCATGGATAGGGCGATGAGACGGCTTGTGATTCCGGTTGTCGTGGGTTCGAGCCCCCATCAGTCGCCCCAAGTTAAAACGCTCAAGACACTTGCAGCACAAGCGTCTTGGGCGTTTCCACGTTCACGGTTCCGCAGAACGAAAACGTCCTCAAATGACCTCAGATTACGTCAGAGTGACATTAGAGCGGATTTAACTAACTCTCCCCGGATTGACAACGAAGGACGTAGACACGCGCACTCTACGGATGTTGCCAAAGGCTATGGGCCGAAGGGTTTCGATAGGAATAAGCTATGGGAGGGTGAGCGCAGCCGCAGGCTCGAAGAGCGGAAAACCAAACGTGAGGACGGGGAGCTGTACCAAACAGAATAGGGGGCTATTCGCTCGGTGATGACCGATAAAAAAGAAGCCCTATTGTTCGACATGGCGCTTGAAACAGCCATGCGCTTGGGTGAGATATTCACCCTAAAAACGGAGGACGTAGACCTGTCGCGCAGGACAATATTTATCCACCGTTCCAAACCGGGGCACCGAAAACAGGTGCCTATATCGAGCGTGTTGCTCGAAAAACTCCAGCGTGCCGATCTCACTCAGGAGTATGCGTTCCCTGACTGGTGGCAGGGAGAGAAAAAGAACTGGTGGGCCACAGAATCTCCCACCCACGCCCCACCTTTGTCGCAGGGACGATGCCCTGCCTCGCCAGCCGTTGTAGGTAAGCCTGAGAGCGGTGCAGCATGGCTGCACAGGTGGGTGCGTCGAGGATCATTAGCAGACGAACAGGTGACGTTCTTCATCGACCTCGAAGACCAGCATACCCATGATCTTGGCCGTGTAACCACGCTCTTCGCAGATTGATCCATAGATATAGACTTCTCCGATGCGGCGCATCTCACGGTACTCCTCATGACCGAGGTAAATCCGCGAGGGTTCACGACCCGTTGCTTTGAAATACTCGCGGTACATTCGATTGATGTCAGATAACGTGATCATCACATTCCTTGTTGAGTGCCGCCCACGCTGTTCCAGCAGCCCGATTTAACTCCAGTCATGAGAATTTTATCGGATGTGGGCGGCTTTGAGCGGTTTACCAGCCGACAGGTGTCAAATAAGTTTTTGCTTCAAGACCTGTGATGTCTTTGAATTTGGCACTGATGGTGGCGAGTTTGTTAGCGAGTTCGAGACTCATTACGAACTCTGTCGCTGAGTAATCACCGCTTTGAACAAGTGAGAAACCAAACAGCGAATCGTCCCAGCCAGCATCGAAATACGGACCAAACATTTCAAGCGTTTCGTCCTCAAACAACTGATGTTTGTCTTCAGAAAAGTCGTTGTAAGGCAGGCCGACAACGATAGCAGCGCGATATTCGACGCCCATTATTTCAGTCCCAGACCGTGCATTACTGTCGTATGCCCGTTGTACTGACCCATCGTGGCGTAGGACTTGTCATTGGGCACTTCTTCATGCTCGAAGAACACCACCTGCCCACACTTCATGCCGGGCTTGATGCGTGTCGCGTGGAAGCGCATGTGGTTGACGAACTCCAGCGTGAGCACTGAACCGTTCCAGCCGGCGTCACACCACCCTGCGTTCAGGTGGTCGAAGAAGTTGCGAGCCTGCGTGCTCTTCAGCTTGTACTCGGCACTGAGCCAGTTAGGCAGGTTGAAGATTTCCACGCTGTGCGCGAGTAGCACACCGCCAGGAGGAACCACGTACCCTTCGTCATCCATCTCGATGGTGTCGAACTGTGCACCCGACTTGTCGAGCATGTCGATCACCGGGACCGTGCCGTCGAAAATCGGTATGCGTTCAACCTTGATCGTCCGACCCAGCACGATGTCGATACTGGTGGCGTTGATGTGTTCGAACTTCGAGCCTTCGAGGATGCCCCTGTCGATCAGGGACTTTAAAGCGACTGCGGATAATAAACTCATACACTCTCCAATTCTTTGATGTGTTCAGCGTCCTTGCGGGCATTGCGGGCTGCGAACGGACAACTCGGTGAACTCGACAGGCTGAGAAGATGGCCTCCAGGTGACCTAAACTTCAGGTGTTTTGTGCCTGCTTCCATCGACCAGCCCTCCCGAAGAAGCTCTTTGACGAGCTTCTTCAATTCCTTGTTACTGGGTAGACCCATTACATATCTCGGGCGTCTCGCCAGCCAAGGAACACAGGGTGTCGCGGAGCCTCTTTAACTCCGACAGGGAAGAACTTGAACTTGGCGAGGCGTCCAACCAGACCCGAATCTCTTTCCGCCCACAAAGCGGCGCGTTCAGAATCCGTAAAACCAGTGCCAATGTTGAATTCAACTCCTTCGTACTGACAGATGAGCGCACCAAGGTCGCCACGGCCTGATTTATTTGCTTGATGAGAACTACGCTTGGTACGACCAAGCTCGTTGGTGACGGCCTCGTTGCCGTTGTGCATTCGCTCTTCAAATCCAACGACAATTGCTTCGGCATCGACAAACCTCTTCATCTTGAGCAGGTACTGCTCGTTAGCTGTGGAACGACCGCACTTGTACGGGGCGCTGGGGTCACGCAGGATCAGACCCTCGAAACCTTGGTCAAGACAGTTGCTCTCGTAAGCAAGCAGCTCGTCGATGTTGCGGATCTCGACTTGCTGCAGCATGAAGATGTCGGCCCTTGGACCCCAGCCACGCATGCGCTTGGCTCGCTCGACATACGAGTCGCCGATGGCGCCGATGTGGTCGAACATGTAGTAGTTGACGGTGTCAGCAGGCTTGCTGTCCGACATCACAATGCTCGTCGTCTGACGCATTACGTCATGGGCTGTAGGCAACCCGACGATCAGTTCGCCGTCGTAGTTTTCGAGATGCTTGAACTTGGCCTGCACACCGGCATTAGGAATCGGCTTGTTGCTGCGAGACATTACCACACCGTCCCGCACCGTGGCGCGGATGCCGTCGAGCTTAGCGCTTGCCAGTAAAGGAAAGCGGAGCTTGCGCAGGTCGACTTCGCAAGCGAGCATGGGTTTGAAAAGCTTGGTCATAAGCTTGTCCTCCCTTTGATCTTGAACGCAGCACTGATCTCTGCCAGATCCCACCACTTAACAGCGCTGTACAACGCCGGCTCGTTGTTGAACGTGGACTCACCGGCGGCACTCATAAAGCGATGCCCGAGCCTGTCGGCTTCTTCCTGACTACTTGCCCTGATCTTGATCAGGACGGGCACTTTGAATGTTCTGCTCACTTCGTTTCTCCTTCAATCGTAGAGCTGTTCAGAGCCGAGTAGCCGAGCGCTTCGAGAACACGTTCGATACACTCTTCGCCGTTGGCGATACATTCGTATTTCTTGGTTTCTTGCCAGATACGGTAGCCGCTGTTGGAGCGCGGAACACCCCACACACCGCCTTCGTTGAGGTGTGAGATGAAGTCCGTAGTCCAGGCTTTCGCGGCCGCCATACCTTCAGGGGTGTCGAGAGTCATGATTTAGAGTCCATCAGAGCCGACCAGCCGACCGGAAACAAAGGTGCGACGATCTCAGCGATCTGCTCGGCGACTTCACGAGTCTCCTGCTGGGCGCCGGGCGCGAGGCGCTCGCGACAGACACGACAGAAGAACATCAGGCTGCCTGTCCATATCCACTCAGTCATCATGTTCTGCGGAAGGATCATGCGGGCTTGCTCGGGGGCGACGCCGGCCTCAAGCAGTTGCTCATAACAACGAAGTGACTGTGCAACAGAATCACTCGGTAGCACAAATGAATACAAATTCATTTGCTTGTAGGCTTCGAGATCAACCACACCCGACGAACCCTGCTTGGCATTGACCGGGCGACCGCGCCACACTTCGGGGAACCAGAACTCGGGTTCAGAATCCACGTAGCGGCGAGAGACTTCATTCCATACGCCACCTACCTGATGCTTGACGAGCTGGCGGGCAACGAAGATTGGTGCTTTAACGCGAAGCTGTATGGAGGTGTGAGCAAAGGGTGACCAGTGGTCGTGCTTGGCGAGGTAGTTGATGAGCTTGGCATCTTGGTCACTGAGTTTGTTAAACGGAAGGGCGTCAGGCTGGGTCCAGTATGTTTCCCACTCGCTCTCTTTGTCGAAGGAGACACGCGCTGCGTCGACAATGGTCAGGTCGTCGCCCATGTGCTTCCGATATTCGACTTTAATTGCTGCTGTTTTCATGCTGCCACCGGTTCCTTTTCTTCTTCTTTAGGGGTACAGATCAAGACTAAGGCTCGTTCAACACCAAGCTAAGACTTGACTGCATTGATGATTTCCGAAGGAGGAAGGTTAGCTGGCACTTGATAAGCTGCCAGCTTCCCGTCCTTCTGCCGTGCATAGGCGATGTTCATTACTTCAGCCCAAGAGCCTTGAGATCCGCATACACGTTCGCAACAACCGGGAGACCCGGTGTCGGCTTCTTCTTTTCATCGGCCATGTACTTGACCAACTCGGGAAGAGCCTCCTGAAGTTGCTTCAGTGTTTTGCAACCATTGGCAACGCTACGCAAGGAAACGATTGCCGCCTGACGCTTTTTGCAGGCTTCTTGATACTCAACGTAGATCGGCAGCTTTTCATAACTCTGCGAACCTGAGATCAGACTTTGACCACTGCCGTTGCCAAGATAAACCCAGCTTGTTTTCAAAACACTCTGCACCGCCGGATCGTCGTAAACTACCTTCACCGACGTAGCAAAGTTATCGTACAAAGCTTTTTGAATTTCTTCGTACGTCGGTTTCGTAGGTTCTGGCAGATCGTTACCCACAGCGCGAATGAAACAATCGCGTAAATAGTTGGTGAGTCTCATACCGCGTTCTCGTTCAGCCACGCGAGTAGGCCCTGCTTGTCGGTCGGCACGTCGACTTCTTCGACCTCGACACGCGGGCGCTTGTTGGCCTTGATTTCCTTGAACGGCGCTTCGTATGCAATGCGAGTCTTGCGGGCGTCGGCCTGCGTGCCTTCAAACATCGTCTTGACCTCGACTTCCCAGCCGTCAGTCGGTGACGGATCTACGTACGCCGGTGATGTGATCTTGTAGAGCTTCATGCTTGGTTCTCCAGTTGTAAGGTTTTCATTTCGTTTTCCTCAAGTATTCGTACACGCCGACAGTGATGACAACGGACGCTCCGATGGCAGCCACAGTCTTGTGGGTTATCAGAGCGATTTTCAGTACGTTGAGGAGCAGATTCATAGGCAGTGATAAGACATTTCAGTCCCTCCAGAGGGGTGCGTTACCTGAATGACCGATACGAGAAGCGCCTTTCTTCGCCATGCTATTTGCCGCCAAAGCGGCCTCCATCGTTGGCCGTGTACCGAGAGGGATATACTCTCGTTTTTCTTGCTTAGTGCCACCCTCGGTCACACGCATGTGTCCGTACTCATACGCGTCACCGAGTTTGCGGCTGTACTTGATCTGGCTCATACCGTTACAACCATCGTCCCGTGGTCTTCTTGCGCCGGGAGCAGCGGGAGCGCGTACGTGTCGCTCGGCTCGACGATGTCGTACTGAGTCAGCTCGGCAATAAGCTCGTCCTGCGTGTAGGCACCGCAGCCGACGGCTTCGACGAGGCCCCAAGCGAGGTCGCTCGACGAACGGTGGAAGTAGTTCTCGGCAGTGAACCAGTGGATGCTGTCGAGGTTGATTCCCATTTCCTGAGCTGTATCGAACAGCTCGCACGCGAAATCTATCGCTTCGTCGTACGCTTCTTCGTCCTCGATTGCTTTCGTCGTTGCTTTTCCTGCCACGACATTCGTCCCAACGGGGTCTTTGTCGTCTTCGCCCCACGCGTCGTCGTCATCGAACCTGCCGCCGTAACCGTAGACATTCGAGTAACCGCCGTAACTGCTTTTGTAAGCCGGCCTGTCGTGCACGGTGCCTGTGGTGTCCCACGCGTAGGTATTCGACAACCACGCCCCGTTGTGCTGCACACCGGCCAAGCGGTTGATGGTGACGGTGTTACCGTAGGCGTCCATAAGGACGAACTTGTTGCTGAAGCCGATGTGTGACGAGATGATCTGGCGGAACGCATCGGTCATGAAGAACTCAGGGTTCTTCAGCAGCATGGGGCGCAGGAAGTCTTGGATGTAGTGCGCGGTGTCAGAGAGGGATTTATCGGCCGCGTTACCTGTGGAAAGAATACCGTTGTGAACGAGATACAACGGATAGCCTTCTTCAGCACTGATCACCTGATAAGGGTGACAATTACGGAGATCAATGTCTCCGTGAGTCTTCATCCGAAAATGAACAACACATTCACGGTGAGCAATATTTTCGTGCCAGAACTGAAGAGCTTCTGCTTCTGTTCTTGGTACGATTCGTTGAATATTCAGAGCATTGTTTTCAGCATACATAACGCCGATACCATCCGAATTGAGGTTGTAAACACCCTTCAAAAAATCGTCGTCGAAGAACGCGTCTTTTGGCTTATTGATAATCAAACACATGATTTCATCCTTTTCTTTCGGTTATTGGCTTGCTGCTTTGCAGTAGCCCATTGGCAGTTGGCTTTTGAATAGCCTCGTGCGTTGTTCTTGCGATCCAAGCTCATACCGACAGGGCGTTCGCCCATATCTTTAAAGAACGCGGTAAAAGATTCCCACCGCTTACAAATGGTTATTCCAGCACCACCGTATCTTTCAAAACCAGTGGCATTTGGGTTGGTGCATCGTTGACGCATTGCCACCCAGCTTAAATAAGTAGGTGATCGCGCTAAACCATGGAACTCAACGTTGCGGACGCAACCACAAGATTTGGTTCGCCCATTGCGTACGTTTTTGCCCATGATTTCTTTTGTCTTGCCGCAGTCGCAGCGGCACAAATAAAAGCGTTCTTTCTTTGTGCTGCCGCGACTTTCCAAGCGACTCAGAACACTGAGCATTCCGTACTTTTGACCAACCATATCAATACGTGGGGCACCCATAACTGGCTCCTATCAGATACCTGGTAATAATATGTAGTATATCAGAATGCATCAGAGTATATCAGAGTTAGTTGCGCGAAGACAGACCGATCAGCTCAGCACCGTCAGCACGACGGTGCTTGATGACGTAGCTGACATCTGCATCGGTCAGGGCTTGCTTGATCTGCGAAGAGGTGTTGCCGAACTTGGAACACAGCTCGGACACGGTGCGCAGGTTGTAGTCGCTTTCCATCAACTCAGCTTCGACACGAACGCCGAGCGACGGACCTTCGACGACGGCTTCGACGATGACCGGAGCGGCTTCGACGACGACCGGAGAGGCTTCGACGACGGTGGAGGTGACCGTGGTCGCCGGCAGCAGTTCGACCGGAGCGGCAGGAACGTTGTTGACTTGTTCCAGCAGATCAAGAGCGGCGTTGGCAGCGGACAGAGAATTACGAATTACAGTGATAGTGTTGTTTTGCATGATGATTCCTTTAGAGTATTTCAGAGTTTCAAGCCGACATTGGCTCAATTGCTTCTTCTTCAACGGGCTTCACCATGAGGTTGTGCCACGTCGAAAGAATGGGTTTGTAATTCGTACCGTAGAAGACCTTCTTGGAAAGGAAGGCAGCGAGCTGCGGATAGTCGTTACGATTGGCAGGCATGTTCAACCAACGGACAAAGTCCGAGTAGTGGAACGTGTTGCCTGTTGCTGCTTCGGGCTTCGTCCATGCCTGCAAGGCCCAGACGAATTCCAAATTCTTCATGAAGGTCGAGGGATTTACCGTAGACTGGAACAGCCGGAACTCAGCGAGATCACCCTTCCAATTGATCGGACAATACTTACCTTTACCTTGGATCTTGATCTGACGACGTGAAGTTCCACGCGTTGTGATACCACCGTGACGATGGTAGCAGTCACTGTTACCATAACTGATCGTGCCCACTTTGGTACGGTCAGGCGTCATCTGACCGATGCCTGTGTTGCCCTCAGGATGATAAATCTGATCCCGCTGAGCAACGGCGCGCACGAAGTTCACGTTGTCCGTCGAGGCGAGGAACATGGACATGCGAGCCTCGGCCAACGGTGAAAAGTAGCGACGATGCACGGTCACATGAATGCCATAACCAGCACCAGCCGGCTCGTTGTAGCCGACAGCACGGTGCTTCTTGAGAATCGCCAGCATGTTCGGCACCAGCGCATCCCACTCTTCACGACCGAAGGGCTGCGAGATCAGCTCGACACCACACTCATTGTCGAGCGAACCGTCGCGTTCCAAGATCAGGGTGTCGGTGCTGTACTCGTCACGCAGCGTCTCGACGAGATAGCCACGATCCGGTGCATAGATCTCCAGCTCGACACCCAGCGTCGGCCACTTCTTCGATGTGTTGCGCTCGGTGAAGTTGCGTGGTGCGCAGTGCCAAGCTCGCAGCCCGTCAGACGTGTCACGATACTCGTCGTCCTCGTCGTCCTCGTCACGATAGCCTTCACCGTGCTCAGCGCGAAGATCGTCGCGGTCAATCTCGTCAGTGAAGTAACAACCTTCCCATTCGTAGAAATTAAAATTTCCAAACTCACGTGTGCAGCAATCGTCCAGCGAGCCGTTATTCCAAGCACTTGTTGAATGATAAACGTGAAACGCACAACCGTTAGGAATGTACTCACCCATGCACGAGGAGTATGTGAACTCGTTATCCACACAACTCTCGCAGATCACGTTGTCACTGCCATCCGTGCCGGAAGTATCACGAAGACCATAGTCACCACAATGCGAGCATTGGATGACTTCATCACTATCAACGTGGCAGTAGACCCGCTCGGCCAAGCGCTGTGACAAACCACGAATAACGTTCAGATGATCAATGACTTCTGAATACTCCTGCTGCTGAATCGCTTTCGCAACATCGTGCAGATACTTACGCAGTAGCACGATATAGCTTGCGCTGTGACCCCAACGATCTGTATGAGAGTATTTCAGATTAGCACGAATGCGCTGGTTAAAAAGAGAAAGCCTGTCCTGACGATCACGTACCCATTGACGATGATGCGCATCGGCACGACCAGTCCGAGCAATATACGCAGCAGTCAGTTCCTGCGGCAACGTGCTCATGACTGGTGTGGGATTACCCCAAACGTCGTCGTGGTACTGCCTTCTAAAAATAAGAACGCTGCCTTGCGCATCGACATCGTTATTACGGTATTGCGTGTCGATAAAAAGACCTGTGTCCATCATTTGATTCCTTTCGAGAATTTCAGAGTCTGAGACGTGATTAAAATATTGAACGTCGAGAGGCATCCGGCCGTACGTACCGCCCATTATTCGTGGGCGTGGGGCAGAGTTAGTTAAACGAACGACTCGGTCGGGGTTGTCTTGAGACAGATCGTTGTAATTGAGCCAGTCCGCTCGCTGACCTTGGATGCTAGAGCGAGGGTCTAAACGAATTTCCGGCAGGCGGGCTTCCAAGTGCTGAGTGAAGTGCGACCAATTGCAATTAAGCGCGTCAAGATAATCGTCGTGCATACTGTTAATTTGCTGCACAGACCATTGCATCCGATCGATGGTCTCTGCGGCCGTTAAGTTTGGCCGAGCTTCATTTCGGGCGGACGATGATTGTGGACTGGTTGAAGTCGAGTACAACATCTCGCTCAGTAATGCTGAGGGCGTATTTGCCCAGCTTGGGAAGTGTTACGTCATAACGAATCGGCTCCTTTTCAACGATTTTGTTTTTCAGTGCGTAGGCGTACCGCGCCATGGATTGTGACGCAGGGGTGGGGAATCGGTCGATCACGCCACGCCGCCACATGAAGCCCAAGGTATCGGAGAATTTATTCGTTGCGATCTGGACATCCTTCCCGAAGCGCTCCAAGGCAGCAGCCTTGACTTCGGGGGTGTCCATCAACTCAGCGCAAGTCATCATGTTGCTGGACTTGCTGAGCGTCCGCTCCAAGATTTCATAAATCTCGTCGCTAGAACGAATCTTTGTCACACCTCACCTCGTGCATTACTTAGATCTATGTCACTTGCTGAGTCACCCACTCTGCAAGCTCTGCATTCGATTTTATCAGAGAGTTAAATTCTTGCGCAGTTAACTCGTCTTTCCACTCGTGGTTCGTTAGCACGATGCCGCCTGCCGGGCAGCCGATGATGACTGCAACGTTACGGCCTTCACCGGCGCGGTCATTCAACCACTTGGCTTGCAGAGCACTCAGGAGCTTGAGTGGATCGATCACAGCACGTTGCGGCGTCTTCTCCAGCCATTTGTATTCGACCCAGAGATCACCACCATTACCACTGTAGTAAACGTCCGGAATACCCCCGGTGTATGGGTTGGAGTTCTTCATGTGATACACGGTGCTCGGTAACTTGCTGTGGATTTTCGCCGTGAAGCGTGTCTCGGGTTTAGCTGCGGCCATGGAACTTCTCACAAACCGAGAGCATTTCTTTGTAAAGCTGCAGTGTGTGAATGGCTTTTTCAATATCCACTTCACCACCCTTGTCTTGCTCACGGGCAAGGTACGCAATCGACGTACCCTTGGCGTATCCGCGAAGTTCTTCGGGCGTCATCCAACGAGCGAGGACTTCCCACGGCTGGTATTCGGCAAGCTTCTTGTAGTGGTCACCACCGATTTGAACGTCGATAGCCGATGCGATTGCGGGGATAGGTTTCTTTGCAGCCATCATTCACCTCTCAGAAAGGACAGGATGCCGATGACCGTCAGAGCTTGTTCCTTGGCATCGCCGAGCGCATCGTGCGCGGTGTAGTTGCTAACGATCTCAGCACGGATCTTCTTCAGAGTCTTGGTGTCGATCAGATTCTTGAGCGTGCGAAAGTCCATGGTGTTCCAAAATTCCCACGGTGCCTTAGCACCAAAGGCGTGGTAGCCGGCTTCGAGGATTGGGAAGTCGAACGACGCACCATTGCACCAGACATTTTTGCCCTTGAAGTCGTAGGCCGCGTTGAGCAGAGCCAGCGCTTTGTCGAGTGCCACGGTCGGACGGCTGGTCAGCGCCTTACGCGCTTCGTCGCTTTGGTCCAGCCACCACATGACCGTACGGGCTTCAATAGCCAACCCGGCATCGGTACATGACTCGGGGTCGATGTTGACGATCAGTTCCTTACCAAGTCGCTCATTGTCGAACTCAACAGCCCCGATTGATAAGATGACGCAGCCTGGGCGGGTGCCCAACGTCTCGATGTCGATCATGATGTTTTGCATTGAACTGCCTCGTTGTTATTTGTTAGATAAAGTGGGTGTCATCGCAACTCCCCTTTGAGCATTCGTGATCTCAAGGCCAGAGCACACCTAGTTGCGACCCCTCTGGTCGTTTTCCTAATCGTGTGCACACAATTAGTAATTTGAAACCCACATCGAAATGGTCACTCTCCACGTAGAGGGGTGCTGTGTTCCGGTCACCTTTCACCCTTGCGCTTCACTGAGCCACCGTCGTGTTGACCACTTCGATGTAGGTGCTGGTTTTGATTTGAGTGCCTTGTGCAAAGGCATTTAACTCGTGCAGACCAGCAACTGCTTTCCGGCGAGGGAGTTGTTACGCGGCCGTCAGAGTGTCGACAACGGCTTGAGCGCCAGCTAACGCCTTGTCGGCAGCCTTGACCAGACCAGCTTGGGCCTTGTCTTCAGCAGCACGAGCCTTGGCGACAGCCTTGGCATCAGCGACCAGAGCCTTGACGGCGACTTGCGCAGCCTTCAGGACAGCCTTGGCTTCGACCAGAGCGGCCTTCTTTTCAGCGGGGGTAAGAACAACAGACGGTTTGCGAGCCATGAGATTTCTCCTTGTGTTATGGCGGGATGCTACGAAGTGACTAACGAGTAAAAGGTTTGCGGACACGCTGGCGCATCTCGCGATACAACTTATCGAGGAAACTAGACCGTCTCAGCGAGCCTTCCTCAAGCTCAATGATTAGAGTGATTTCTGCGTCCGTCAGTTCAGGAAGTAACTCTTCAAGCCGACGGACGGTACTCAGTGCCTCAGAGACGAAAACGTCACGCACGGCGCTTTGCTGGCGCCTTCAGAGCACCCTTCTTTGGCGCATCGTTTGCCGCCTTGAACGAAGAGACATCCGGCTCGGTGAGCAGACGCTCCAGCGCTTCGCCGCGACGGGCACGCACCATGGCGACGAACTCGGCCTGCTCGACATCTTCCATGTCGAAGGGTTGTGCGTCGCTGAACACACACACGTCGTGCTTGACCGTCGGGTTGCACTCGATATGGGTGACTACACCATACGGCAGACGCTTGAAGGTAGATGCGACGCTGCCGACATACGAGCTGAAGCTCTTGAGGGCGGTTGGCGAAATGTCGAGGATGACGAACGGCGTCTCGGGACCAGCGTCGGTCGGCAGGCAAGCCAGCAGGACACGGTTCTGGCAAGCCTTGCCGGTGCCCTGGGAACCAAACTCGTTGGCCCAGCAACCTGTGCAGCTTTCGCACTGCTTATCCGGCGAGTTGGCCGACGGCACCATCTCCTTCGGCTGCTGATTCAGCGCGAAGCAGTTCGGCGGCACGATGACCTTCGGGTCGTAAGCGCCTTCGTAATACTTGTTAAAGTACACGAAGTCGACGATGACGATGTCCAGGTAATCGAGCGCGCTGCCACCGGGCAGGGTGAATTTCTTGTTGCTGATGCTGATCTTGTCACCCGACGGGGCAGCGAGACGCGAGCGCAGGGCGTCCAGTTCAGCTTCGTCGCTGAATTGAACCAGTGCGTTGGACTTGGGGTTGGATTTTGCTACGGACGTACGGGCCATAAGACCTCCTTGTTAAACTGTGTTTTAAGAGACTTTCAGAGTTGAAGTTACTTCTTCAGCGTCGTTAGGTTCAAATTCACTTTGGTGAAGGGTTCAAAGCCCGGTACAACACTAGCTTTGTCGAGCTTCTCGGGGTCGAAACCCTTCTTCGCTGCGAGCTTGTTGTAAGCTTGATCGTACAGCTCACGGAAGGCTGGGTCGCTCACTCGCTTTTGCAGCAAGTAATAAGCCTTGTTCTTGTGGATCAGGGCGTAGACTTTTTCCCAGTCGGTGACGTTGCCGACAACGACTTCGGAGAGGGAGACCGTTGCGGCCTTCCCGGTCGCCTTGTCCATGCCTTCTTCAGAGAGCCGCCCCTTGATCTGAGCTTCTAACACCTTGTACTTACCTTCGATGTCGTTGAGCTTCTCGGTGATGGCCCGTTTTTCTTCACGGTAAGCATTCAGCTTGTCGATCAAGACGCCCAGTGCGACTGGCTTTACGGCCTTTGACACTTTCATGTCCATGTTTCAATTCCTTCCTCAGAGCGTTGAAGCTATTTTAACAGAGTGTTTCAGAGTGCGCAAGATTAAAGCGCACCCAGATCACTCAAGATGCGGTGCGTCTCTTCGACGTACCAGTTCAGGTCAAGGTCTTTCGGCAGCTTGTCGGGCAAGGTCATGCAGATCTTGGCACCTTCGGTTTTGGGAACCTGATTGCCAGAGGACACATAGCTGATCGACGGCAACGACTCTGTGGTCATGTACCAGCGAGCGACGCGGCCAAACGGCGTGCCGCCGACGCCGACTTCGTAGGGGTCAGGGCGCGACTTGCGCTTGACCACCTTGCCGGCTTCGGTAGCCCACTCGTTCTTGGCTGTTCCCAGATCATTGATGAGTACCCAGTCATCGACCAGCTCAACCTTCTTGTGTTGCACACCACCACCTTTGACGTTGCGGATCGACATGAACTTCGATACGTCGTCGGTGTGGTGCATGATGTAAAGCTGCGGGTCGATGTCGTCTTTTAACCACGCCACGGCTGCATCACTGCAGATGTCCATCGTCGGGTTCTTCATCAAGCTGGCCGCGGCATAGAGACCCTTGCGCTTGACCTCGACAGATTTAGCCTCAAGTTCGAGAATACGTGAAGGCTCGATGATGACTGCCGGCCGCTCTTCGGTGATGGCGATGTAGTTGTTCACATCCTTCATCGCCACGCGCTTGTATGGCGTCTCTTCGTACTCGAAGCCAGTGCGCTTGGCATTGGCTGCGAATATCTTCAGCACCTTTTCACGACGCTCAGGCGGGTAGGTCACCATGATGCCGTCTGTGTTGGCCGACTGTACCGTGACGTTTTTGAGGCGTTCCAGCTCGTCGATCAGGCACAGCAAGTTGAGCTGCCCGGTGATCGTCACAGCGATGAGTAGGTCAGGCGAGTAGAACGGGCAGTAGATACTGCCCAGCTTGCCGAAGGTTCCGTTCAACAGAATCTTCAGCGTATTCGCCACCCGCTTGTTGCCGCTGTGCTTGGCTTCCATCCGTCGGTCATAGATGTTCCGGTATTCATCAAGGAAAATTTCACCCTTGTTGCCACCGAGCGGTGGGATCAACCCACATTTCATCATGATGTTCGGATAGTACGAGGCCACGTCAAAGTCGCTGACCATGACGGTCTCGGACGACTCGAACATGATCTGCTTGTCGTGCTGACTGTGCAGACCACCGAGGCCAACCTTGTAGATGCCCTTGTCGATGGTGATCGGCTCAGACATCCACTCGGCTTCAACCGGTGAACCGTTGCCCCGGTTGATGTCGAAGCGCTCAGATTCAAACTCTTCGATCAAGGCTTGAATCACCGGACTCTTGGTCTTTATCCAGTCCGGCGCTGTGTACGTCACGAAGCTGGGCACATGTTTGTCAGCCGCGGCGATGCCACACTGCTTCTTGAGAATGGCCTCGGCACACTGCGCGTCGGACTTGGAGCGCAGGTCGAGACCATACTCGTTACCCAGCTCGATACGCAGTTCGATCTCGGTTTTAAGTTTGCCGAGCAGCGCGAACGTCACACCCAAGTCGTTCATGCAGTAGTTCTGCACCACCTTGCGCTTGGCCGGCGTGTCGATTTCCTCGTCGTGGTGATAGGGCATGTCGACCATGGTCTTGTAGCCCATACGCCCGGCGTAGGTCTTGAGCGAAATCATCACGCCCGGCGCTGTTTCGATCAAGTCGATATGGTCGAAGTCGATGAAGTCTAGGTTGTAGGTGCGGTAAGTTTGCCACGAGCGCATCTGGTCACGGATGATGTTCTCAGCCATTATCTTTAGATCAGTCTCGTCGTAACCCATGACTGCAGCCGAGATCAGCGGACGGTCGAAGTTTTCTCCGTTAAATGATATCCATGTGTACTGCTGGTCTTGCAGCATCTTGAAGAGCTTGGCTGTGTGACCACGCTTGTCGTGCCAGAAAGCGAAGGTCTCGCCTGTCTCGACGATGTGTCCGCAAACGAGGAACACAGGTTTGATGACGCCGAGTAACTCGCAGTCGTAGATGATGTGCTTTTTCATTTTCATTTTCACCCTAAGTTAATTGGTGCCGACGAACCGGAGTTAACAACCTCCGACTCGCCGGACTAACTGTCTCGTCGTTTCGCCGGTAGATCAGTCAGGCTAGGGAGATAACGAAAGGTCGCCCGACCTCTACTGCGTGTGTTATTAGCCCGACCTCACGCTGCGGTAGTCAACTCAGCTTGGTATCGGATCAATAAGACCTAACAACGTGGTGATAATGAGAATGACACCTAGAAGAATGATGCCGTCAATAATACAAACACCGATGCGCTCTAACACGGTTCGTCCTCATCTATGTCAAGAGGTTTAAACGTGTCTTGAATGGCGTCCATCAAATTGATAACACCATCAAGCACTTCAATTTCTTCAGTAAGTCTGTTTTCATCGTCAGCCATCGCGACGAGGTATTCTTTTTGAATACGAAAAAGTTCCCAGTCGATATTCATGTCGTCAGTTCCTTGAGCAGCGCGTCCATGTTGACGCCCTTGGTGTTCAGCATTTCCCAAGCGTGTTCGTCGCGTGAATCCTCAGCGACAATAACGATGGTCTCGGTCTTCTGCTTTTGGCTTATGCGATGGATACGCTTATTCCCTTGGCGATCCCAAGTGAGGTTGTAGGTCGGCGACGGCCAGATGGTCGCGATCCCTCGGGTGAAGGTGAGACCATGTGCAGCAGATTGGGGGTGAGCAAAGAGAGTCTGATACTTCCCAGCTTGATACTCAGCCTCAATTTCAGGTTTATCCGAGTCCCAGACGACATGACTGACCTTTCGTGATTTGGCGAGCTTCACCAACTCTTGAAGCTGGTGTTCCCAGAGATAAAAGACGACGGTGTGGGAACGTTCTTCGATCAGATCCATGACCAGCTCGTAACGGTCGGAGTCGATCAAGGTGTAGCCACCCGCGTCGTTGTAAATGGCGCCGCTGACACATTGCAGCAGCTTATTCATGAGCACGGCCTTGTTCTTGGCCGTGACGGACTCATCGTTGAGAACGATCAGCGCATCGCGTTCGAGCTGGTCATAGATCTTGCGATGCTTCGCATTCAGCTCGATGGGCATGGAGTAGCGATGGTTCGCCGGGATGTCCACGCAGTCCTCAAACTTGTGACGAATCACGATGTCCGAGATCAATGCGCCGATCTGCAGTTCGATACCGGGGCGGTCTGTCCACTTCAAGTGTTGAACACTCGGCCCGGTCTGCTCGGGAATACAGCATGCGCTACGGAAGCCGAAGAACGACTTACCGAGGCGCTTGCCATCGTCGAGCAGGAACATTTGGTGCCACAAGTCACAGATGCCGTTGCTGCTCGGCGTACCGCTCATCAAGCGACGCACAGGGAAGAACTTCACCACCTTGGCCATGGCCTTGCTACGGGCACTGGTGTGATGCTTGTAAGCATCGGACTCGTCAATGACGACGCGCCCGAACTTCTTCCAGAAGGTCTTGGTGTACTTGAGCAAGTCCTTTACACCGTCGACGTTGACCACGTACACGTCAGCGTCGACAGCCATACCCTCCTTGCGGTTTTGAGCATAGACCAGACTCACCCGGAGGTGCGGTGCTGCCTTTTTAATATCGTTATACCAAGCAGCACGCATCAAACTTTTTGGACAAAAGATAATCATGGCAAGACCATCTTTTTTATGCTGCTTGGAAAAATCTATGATCTCAACAGCCGTCTTCCCAGTACCCGGATCAGACATGTCAAAAACTCGCGGCCTTTTAGACATGAATTTAACGGATGCTTCTTGATGCTTCATCAGTTTAAAAGTCATTTTGTAAGCATCCTTTCTACGGGCCAATTCGCTTTATATCGTCTGTACAGGGTGCCCTTTGGAATCTTTAAATCTCTCGCCCATTGAGAAAGGTTCTTTGTTTGACCGTTAAAAATTATTGGTAAACAAAATCTGCGATTATTTGATTGTTCAAACTTTGTGGCCCAATGACAATTATCTTTGGAATAATTTTTATTATTGTCTATGCGGTCAAGTGTTAAGCCATTAGCAAAACCCATGTCAGCGAAAAACTGTTGAAATGTGTTCCATTCTGGACAAATAGAAACCCCTCGTCCGCCATAATATAAATACATTGGATGATTTTTATTAAAGCAACGGCTTCGCATATTCACCCATGAGTTATATTCGGGTGTTCCACGCATTCCATGTTTCTTACCCATATACTCTTTCAGAGATTTTCAGAGTCATGTCCGCTCAATTCCAAAGTCAGGGCTGCGATGTCAGGTGTCCACTGATATTTAATGGCATTGCGTTTCTTTACCTCGCCAACGTGATGCACGTAGCGGTCAGACTCGGCGTCATAGCTCACCGAGTTGTAATTGGTTTCGATCTTCACACCGTGTAAAAAACGCATGGTGAACTCATCAACACCAAATTCATTTGTCCTTGCTCGCGCCGGTGCGCCCATGTCATAGCCCCTTGAGTTCCGCAGCCATCAAGTCATCCATCGCCGTACTTGTCGCCTTGAAGGGCTTGAACGTCAGCGGCTTCGGGGCATTGATCGGAGCGTTAGGATCGACACCATAAATGCAGTCGCCCTGCTTAGCGGGGCCGTATGGGCAGTAACGGCAGCTATGCACGTTCGGGTTCGGTTTGAACTCGGTCTCTTCAGTGATCTCACGACCAATGCGGTCGAAATACTTCAGATACCGGGTCAGTTGGTTACGCTTCATACCGAAAGAAGCCAATTCGTTTTGATCGAAGTACCAGAGTTCGCACGTCACGTTCTGCACTTCGGGGAAACGAATGAGCGAGGTCAGGGCATAGAGCTGAAGCTGCTCAGCGTGCTTCAGTTCATTGCCGAATCGTTTGCCGGTCTTGTAATCAATGACTGCAGCGTGCGTTGCATCAAGGTGGCAAACTGCATCGCATTTAAGCCGGAGCCACGCTGATTTCCAAGGAGCAACGTTCCAGTCGCGGTCAAAACCCCACTCCTGTTCGCAAACGACACGCCCTTCGTTGTAGTGCCGCTGGAGGGCGGTGAGGTCTGTTGTGAAGTGCCGGAGATTCGTGGTGGTGGGAGCTTTACCAACGACATAGTCTTCTGCCTCTTGATGGATGGCCGTACCTCTGTCTGCGGCCGTCTTGGGTTGAAGGTCTGGAACCTTATCAAGCTTCTGCAGCTTGGCCCGGTACTTGCACTCACGGAACACCTGAGCGAAGGAGAACGACCACGATGTGATACGGCCTTTCATGTCTACTCGCCCCGCATCGCAGCACGGAGAAGCGCGAGCACTTCACGCACGTCATCGGTCTCGATGACATTAATGCCGCCACCTTTGCGACGCTCTTCGAAGTCACGAGCTTCGGCGGCTTGCAGTTCAGCCTTGACGAGTGCGTCTTCGACAGCCCGCTTTTCGTCTTCGTCGATGAGCTTTTGAAGATCGTCGGCCATGCGCTTGACGGTCAGATCGGCGATAGCAAAAGCACGATCAACGGCGACTGCTGGGTCACCGTGAAAACAACCGATCTCTTTGACCAATTCCACCGCGAGCTGGTCGCGGACAAGTTGTTGTTCGATTTTCATAACAGAGCCTTTCAGAGTGGTGGATTAAATCGTAACGCCGTCGAGGCGCAGGCCGAGGTGGCGAACACCGACACGCTTCATTACCGCCATGCGAGCCATCTTGGCGCCGGGATAGCCGTGCGGTAGGTCGGACTTGTTACGACCACCTTTGCGTGGGCGAGCCGGGTTGTAGCCAAAGCCGTGGTGCTTGGCGCCGCCAACTTGAATGATTGAAGGCATGTTGATGTTGGCTAATGCAGCACCAAGCAGAGTCATAATGTTGAGCTTTTTCATGTTGATTCCTTCATGTAAATGAGCGTGGGTTCAGTGCATTCTTCATAGCGCTCAAAGCCCAGAAAATCGCCGGGCAACTTATTGAGATACGGTGTGATCCAGTCGATAAAAGTGTCGATCTCGCTTTCGTAATTCTTGAGATTGCCGCGCACTTGTAAGCAATGCGTATCGGTGCAATTGAAGTAACCCGGACCGTCAAAGTAGCAGCTCATGTCACTGCCAATACAACGCCACCGACTAAGCGCAAAGAGTGGGTGTGAAGGTAGAGATTCAGGTTTCCAATCCCAGTCTTGTCAGTTCTTCAGCAGCTCGATAATTTCTGTCGGCGTGTCTTTCTTCAGTTTTGCATCGAAACAGAAATCTGTGTACATCCCCATGATTACTTTACCTTCCTTAAAGTTGGCTTAGAGAGTTTCAGAGCCTTGGTTAATTCTTGACGGAGATCGTCGGACATGACCCAGCGCACATCCATCCCGTAGGTCTTCTGACCGTTGTGACGGATCTGACGTGTCTCGATGCCGTTGTGGCGTAGCAGGCTGGTGAATTTGTTCGGTGTCACCGGCATAGAGCCAACGTTGTATTGCAGAATGATTTGCAGCTCGTCTCGTGAGACGGTGCCAACAGGGTTCTCGATAATCTCGCGAGCCAGCCGGCGCATGAGCATGCAGTAGGCTTGAGCATTCTGCGTGTGTTGTGTGACGATGCCGGAAGCGTTCATCAACTTCTCGTCCGGCATCGCCAGCCACAGTGTGTCGAAGTCTCCGTTGGTAACGGAGCGACACGTTTCCGTGATGCTGTTGACGGAGAGACGCGCAATACGATCACGGGCCTCGGTCTGCATCACGGTGTTCGCAGCTTGGATGTCAGCCTTGTGGGCCAGCAACCAAGCAGCAAAGTCTTCAAGCTCTTTGCTCACGATTTCGTCGTCGGGCCTAGCGAGCTTGCCGCCTTGAAAATTGCCGACGTTGTAGCGGCGATCAGTCTCTGGGATGTAAACAGGTCGCGGACGATTGGAGCTGAAAAGAAATGATACGGTGTTGGGTACGTCAATAGTCTGTTGACGCATTCGACGTAAAGCCATAGTGGGTTCAGTGATGTAATTGCGCAGCTTAGCTGTGACTTTTCCTTGCTCTTTGAAATCATCTACGTCGACCTCGTCAATAAATACGAACAACTTGCCTTCCAAGAAACCGTTGAACTGGTCTTCAACACTGCTGACAACCACGCTCATGGAATTCTTGGCACCGAGCAACTTCATTGCAATCTTGTTGACGAAGTAGCCTTTACCCGTACCCTCAATGCCGTGGGCTACCCACGCAGTAAGGGGTTTGGTTTTGCGTTGAAAAATGCACGCGAACCAGTTAAGAAAGTGTTCCACCAGCTTGTCGTCTTCGGCGACTCCTTCAACACAGCCGAGCATGTGCCGGACGATTCCTTTAATCGTCGGGAACGTGGCTTCGGCGTTGGGGGTGACGGACATGTACGGTGTTGGTACGAATTGATTGATGCGGTGTCCTTCTTCATCAACCACCCATGTTCCGTGAACGTCGTAGACGATGTCCCAGATAGGAATGAATTCACCAAGCACACGACCATGACTACGCATCCAGTGATCGAGCTGAGTTTCATTCTTCGCACGATACAGATCCAAGGATTGCTTCGTCGGATTCCACAGGCCGTTGTAATACTCGGCGGATTTTAAATCACGGAAGGCGAGGATCAGGTCACCGTCGATGGTGGGGGTTGCGTTCAGAACATCACGCGACTCGACGAGTGACTGGTAGTAACCGGGAACGAGTTCCTTGGTCTTGTACCAAGCGTCGGACTTGAAGTCATGGATCAGTTCAAAATTGTCCTTAGCATGCCAGTAAGCCCAACTATCGCCGCCATTGAGATTGAGGCGGATGAAGTCACCAGAGTCACGAACACTAGTGACCGTACAAATATCTGGCTTGTTGTGTACTTCACAGGTGCCAATGATCGTAGTCTTGGCGGTACGGACAGGTAGCCCTTCTGCTTTGCGGAGACGGTTGAGTACGCTCCGTTCTGTAGTCTTGAGTGCATTGATGTGTGCTCCACCTATGCGTTGAGTGGGAATCTTGGCCAGCTTCTTTTTGACCAGAGTAATACGCTGCTTGCCGAGTGGGTCTTTGATACCTTTGCCGAAGATCGGCGTGGCGATGTACAGCAGCTTGTCGTTCTGACAGGTGGTGATGTCTAGCGGCCAGCGCAGGATTGTCTTATTGCGTGACAATTCGAGCGAGTCTTCCAGATGCTTGAAGTTTAGATCCATGAGCCACGCCTTGTACTCAGGGGCGGGCATGAAGCCATCGACCAGCATGAAGACGTGTGCGGACTGCGTACCTTCGGTGCCTGGCATGCCGTGCGAGGCGCTGTACTGTAGAACGTAGGACACATCACCCAGACCCATGCGGATCAATTCACCGTCGATATTCGGTGCTTCATGGCGGTCAAAGTCGAGGCAGACCCAGTCGGATGTGGAGTCGGTAGAGGTGGTGCCTTTGCGCGATTCAGTAACCAGATTTCGTGATAGCTGGCCTTTAACGAGGCAGTGGCCAAGATCGGCGTGGGTGATGATTGCATTGCAGAGTTCGGAGATGGTCTTGACTTCTTCCTTGTGGCTCGTGAACTTGCCTACGAGCGGGTAAGAGTCTTTAAGGATTGCGCCGTTTTCGGCGTAGAAGCGCTTGGTCAGAGGAACGGCGGGTGCCGTTGCCTCTAAAAAGTACACAGTCGTCATATGGAATTACCTCGGGTTGAACTAAAGTTTATCAGAGTCCGTCAGAGTTGCAAGGACGGGAACTGACCCGAGAGTCAGTAAGCTATGAGGTGTTCGTCTTCGTGGTGGCGAGTGCTTCTCGCAACGCGTCAGATGATACGCAGGTCTTTTGCCACTGATTCGTTGTACCAAGCGTACCCATGTAAGCACTCATAATTGGCAGAATTTCATTATGCGTCTCTACTACTAGATTTCCCGCACTTCGCAAACGCTCAGCGTCAGCCTTGTACTCGGCAAGCTGGCGCTTGAGTTCGTCGCACTTGGTACGCCACCCTTCAGCAACTTTTTCGACTCTGGCTGGAAACTGTACCTGCTTGATGTCGTCATTCTCAGCCTTGAGTTTCGCGATCTGCGTGCGGAGGGCTTCGATTTCAGTTCCTTGATACTCAAAACCGCAGTTAAAGCATTTAAGTTTGGCCATCTCAGTCTTCTTATAACGAATCCCAAACATGGGCGAATTTAAGTGAATAACAATTACAAGCTATTCCCTCTGGAAGTTTTTGGCTAAAGAAAGCCTCTTCGTATTCGGTATTCCAGAAAAAGTCATATTGTTGATTAATAAACATCTCAATCCCCTAGTTCCGGTTGCCACTCGCCTGATTTACGCTTACGCGCAAATTCATCCAATTCAAATTCTGCGTACAAACTCCCGTTTAGTTGAAACTCAGTAAGGGGGATTTCATTCTTTGTGCCAGCCATAGCACGGCAGTGAAACGTAGTAGCCACATCTCGCAGCAACTTCGCATCCCACACCCTGTCTCTAGCCTCAAGGAGTTCGGTGGATGGACACAAGGCAACAGCCCCGATAACATGACCAACAAGGTGACTTGGCTCCACATACTCAATGCGGCGTAGTAGATCGTTCTTAGCCTCAATCGCCACCAGCAGTGCGGCGTTCTCCTGCTGCAACTGCTTCAGAGCCTCCTTCGGCGTTTGCAAGTCAAGTTGCTCTTGCAGGATAGCAATCTGCATCTCAAGCTGCACCTCAAGCTCGGCCATTCGCCTACAGCATTCTCCATGAATTGCAGCATCCTTAGCCCCAATCGCCACCAGCAGCGCGGCGATTTTGGTTTCTGGTTCCTTGCTCATTTTGTTTCTCCTTTCGGCGCGGCTGCGAAGTCTTCCAGTTCATGTAACCAGAAGTCCCCATCGCCACCGACATCCTGCTTACAAGGCAGGCGCTCTTCCAACTGAGCTAACCGGGCGTTGAGTCTGACGTACTCTGGCAGAGAATCAGAGTTATAAAGTTTACTTCGGTGCGTGTGCTTGGCACATGGCCAGCAAAGGAGCTTTCCATTGCACCCAGAATTCGAGTGCGCCTAAGTCCATTTCGCTGATTTGCTCGTCGGTGAATTCGGCCCACTCGGCATGTGTAAAGAGCTTGCAGCCAAGGCGCATAAAGCCATCGGAAATCAGGCACCAGTAGCGCAGGCCGACAATCGAAAGCGGGTTCTTGGTGATTTTTTCACCGTCCAGATTGGCACCGCGTAGATCGGCACCGTACAGATTGGCACCGCGCAAATTGGCACTGCGCAGATTGGCATCGTACAGATCGGCACCGCGCAAATTGGCACTGCGTAGATCGGCACTGCGCAGATTGGCACCGCGCAAATTGGCACCGTACAGATTGGCACCGTACAGATTGGCACCGCGCAAATTGGCACCGTACAGATTGGCACCGTCCAGATTGGCACTGCGCAGATTGGCACCTTGCAGATCGGCATCGCGCAAATTGGCACTGCGCAGATTGGCACCGTGCAGATCGGCACCGTCCAGATTGGCACCTTGCAGATTGGCATCGTACAGATTGGCATCGTACAGATCGGCATCGCGCAAATTGGCACTGCGCAGATCGGCACCGTGCAGATTGGCATCGCGCAAATTGGCACTGCGCAAATTGGCACTGCGCAGATTGGCACCGTACAGATTGGCACCGCGCAAATTGGCACCTTGCAGATCGGCACTGCGCAGATTGGCACCGCGCAAATTGGCACCGTACAGATTGGCACCGCGCAGATTGGCACTGCGCAGATTGGCCTTTCCTTGCTCCGCAGCTTCTTTAATCGTTGCTACGTTGAACTCGCACAGCGTCTGTTCTGAGCAGTGATGCTTGATTGCAATCATTTCAGTTCTCCTAAAGCTTGTTTCGATAAGTTGAAAAGCTCATAAAAACTCCAGTTTTTTGGGTTCTGGTTTAAGTTCATCGAAAGCGAGCGTGTTGATCATTTCTCTAACCACACGCTGTCCGGTCTGGGTCACAGCCGAAGCTCGACTGTCCGCGAAGGCGAAGTTGAGATCTTTGATGACGAGGACGTAATGCTCGGTAGGTTCGTCGTCATCGTCTTGATCTGTTTGCCAGTTGTAGTACAGATCGTTGAGATCGAACTGATTCAACGAGCTGTCTTTGTGCAGCATGATGAATTGATACGTATCATCAGTTGCAATCATCAACGATTCATGGGCTACGCGTTTGAAGTCGGGCAGGTCGTCGTCTTTCTTCAACACGATGTCGCTGTGGATGCAGAGCGCACCATCATGGACATCGTGCAGACCGTCAGCCGCGTACAGCTCGAAGACCGGTTCACCTCGCGCCTCGCGCTCGTAGCAGATAGCTGCTATCTGCGCGTGGATGATCTTAGGTGATAGCATGATGTTCAGGCCGGATCAACATCGAAGGACTTGAGGGCCTTGACGATGGTCTTGTTGCTGATCAGGTCTTCGATCATGGCTTCGATGTCGAAGGTTTGCAGCACTTCCTGATACGCGCTGACGGTCATGGCGTTGACCAGCTTGGCGAGACGCTCGTCGTTCGGACGGAAGTGGTCACGGGCCATCAGAGCGACGTTGGCCAGCAAAAGGCGACCGAGAGCGGTGTCGGCGTAGGCGCGGACCATGATTGGGAGCTTCTTGGAAGCGATCTGGCTGAGCTGGTTGTTGGCGATGCGGCCAGCTTCCAAGAATGCGGCCGAGGTGCCGAGAGAGATGTTTTGTTCGATAACTGCATTGACGGACTTGGTCATGATATTTCCTTTGCTTGATTGAGTGGGTGGTTCTGAGATTTTGTAGCGAGTATTTCCGGGAATTGGTTCACTATCGCCCGATGTGAAAACAACGTTGTCAGACTTTTTCAGAGTGACAGAGATGATCAGTTTCTGATTGTTGTCACCGTGACCACGGTTGTGCTTGAGCACGACTGCTTCGAGCGTATGACCAGCTTTCAAAGCAAGCGCCGCGATGCGGTTCAGTGCTTTAGGAATCCAGCCGATCTGCTCGGTGACACCGTTGTTCTTGGTGAACCAGATGCCCGTAGCGCAATCATCGAACTTGTTTTCCGGGGCAGGTTTTACAAGGAGTTGCGCACCTTGCTCGATGTCCGCGGCGTAGTCAAAGTAGTGGTGGTAGGTGATGCCAGTGATGCCGCCTTCGAACACGGTTGTACGCATGTGGTTGCCGCGACTTTCGTATTCACGATGCCATTGTTTTAACAGCGCCTCGTTTCTTTCCATTGCTTGCTGAGCGTTGTAGCTCATTGTGCTTTCTCCCTTGTGAGGTGGTGGACAGTATCTGAGTATGTCAGAGTCGTCTACTCATTTTGGGTAAACGATTTACTCTGCCCGTAGTAAAGTTGTTAGCCCATCGACCCCAGGAGCATGAGCATTTGGCTCTCGTCAGCGATGACTTCTTCGTCGCGCCCGTGAGGGTGTTCGGCAATCGTGTCGTCGATGAACTTGACCTGGGGTGAGCCTTCGCCAAAGAAGACGGCAGCCATGTCGCGGTAGTTGCCAAGCGTTGAGTCTTGGCCGGTGCTGAGCGTGATCATTGTGCTTTCTTCCTTGTGAGAGTATGTCATAGAGGTAAACGATTACTGCGAATTAGATGAGGGTTTTCAGGCAGACCCTCGGCGCCTTTGCGATCATTCAGAGTGGTGACGCTATCACTCCCAACGACTTAGCCTTCGTTGGCAAGATTCTCGACGCATGTGCGCTGGGCTATTCAGTTGATAGGCTGGTGGGCATCACGTGGTGCGCTTTAGCTCGTATGTCTGGTTTGTAGCCCTGTGAGATGTAGTAGGCGTGTTTGATGGTTTAGGTTTGTCTGATCAACTTCACATGATGTTTATCCTCATAGTGGTGTTGGCGCAGAATCATGGCTGCGGTGCCCATAGTAGTTTGTACGGCGTTTAAAGCACCTCGCACCTAGCCGAAGGCCAGGTGCGAGGTGCTTGGATTACGCGGTTGCTGCGTCTTTCTTGATACGGGTGCGCTTCGGTGCGACGGGTTCAGCAGGGACTTCGCAGGCCCGAGCCATGTCGTTCATCTGATCGCGGATCTGCGCGTCGATGTCAGCCACGCTGGCGGTGGCACCGTTGATCATGTTGTCGATCTGGGCTTCCAGCTTGGCACGACGCTCGGCGAGACGCTTGGTGTCGACACCGGCAACCTGCATCATCTGCATGATTGCTGCATAGTAGCCGGTCAGGCGATTGACTTTGTCCGTCGTGATTGCCGCGGCAAGTTCGTTGTCGCACACGTCGTACATGGACTCAAGGCTGTTACCCACGCACTCACCCAGTGTGTCGAATTGACGCTCGACAGCGGCGTCGTCGTAAAGGTCTTTATCCGTCAGGTTGTTACCTGCTTCGAGACCCTCGAAGGTGCGCATATAGCCCTGCATGTCTTCGTCGACATTGAAGCTGTTGTCGGACAGCAAGCACTCGATTGCATCGACAGCCTGCTCACGCGTCTTGCGACGCTCGTCGTGTGCATTGATGGCTGCGTCGTAATACTTCTTGAAGTGCGCGGCGCTGCGTGTCTGGATGCACTTCGTGCGTGCCTCGCGGCAGGCTTCTTCGTGGACATCAACCACGCGCTCCAGACCAAGGGTCTTGCGCACGGCCGGGGCAGTCAGATCGAGGATCAGGCTGCTTGTGTTACAGTCCTCAGCCCACATACGCAGCGTGGCGAGTTGCACCATCGCATTGAAGTGGCGCTGGTTATCGCCGGACTTGGCCGCGAAGAGGTAGGAGTTAGCACTCCACACCAGCATGTTGGTCAGGCACGAGCGGATTTTCCATGCAGCGCCAGTTTTCTTGTCGAAATATTCGGCAGCATCTGCGATGAGGGACAGGTTGGTGATGATCTTGTTCATGGTTTTGTCCTTTCGAGACGTGAGTAGCGCGGATTGGCTACACAACAGAAAATGAAGCCCCAGAGCACGAGGCTCTGGGGCTGGAATTACACAATTGCAACGAACTCAGTTCTGATGAGCACTGTCAGTCTTTCCCAGAAGTAATCTGAGCAATGACGGACGTTCCAGAGTGCCTCACTAGGTGAGTAACCATATGAACGCAGTAGTGCGTAAAAGCGGTATTTAGCTTTCATGGCTAGTTATCGAAGATCGGGTTGTACTTCGTACCCATGGGTTCAGCCTCGCTATACGATACGCGCTCGACTTCCATGATCTTGGCACGCTTGCAGCCATGGTTCTCGTCTTCACCGGGCATCGCTTCAAGCTCTTCCCAGTCTTCGTCACCCATGTTCATTGCAACGAGTTGCTCGACGGATAAATCGGTTTGCCACATGCTCACGATAAAACTCCTGTTGGTTAATAACGCCAACGAGAACAACTGCCCTGACCATAGGGTCAGGGCAGAGTTGCTACTTGCGGAACATCAGAGGGATGACGGTGCCGCATATAAGAGCAGCGCCTGTGGCAGCAAAGCCGCCGGACATCGTGCCGCCATGCAGCTTGAACACAAGTATGAAGATGCCGATCTCTATGATCAGAGCGCCCCACTTGTGGGTCTTGAATTTCCAAGCCATCGATACGAGACCAAGCGTGATCACAAGCATGTAGATGAGCGGCTCCATCGAGCCATGGAAAAGGGTCATAGTCATAACAGCGTTCTCCTGAGTTTGTATGCAACGGAGAACAACGCCCTTGACTAAGAGGTCAAGGGCGAAATATTCATGTCAATGTCCTGAGAAACCGAGGACTGGGTTGTACCGAAACTGGAAATAAATATCGGGACAAAATGGCTGATTTCGGGGTATTCAGTGTGGATTGCAAAAGTCAACAGGGTCGGAGAATTTATTTTTCGATGAAATTCATACGACTGTTTGACGTGTAAAACAGCAGGGAACAGCGGAAAACAGCCCGAATATCGGTACAATCGGTACAGATTTCGAGGTTTTGGGACAGGTTTTGGTACAGACTATTTGTTTAATAATCATGTAGTTAACTACTATTTGTACCGAATGTACCAATATATAGCTAAGTTGGTATAAGGCCGATGAGATGTCCCATTTCACAATGTGAAATATGAGGGACATGTCTGTTGTCTCCGCCAACTTAACCTACCCTGTTTCGGTACAAAAGTTGTCATATTTGACCACTTTGTCCTTAGAATCAAGGACTTAACCCTGTACCAATATATACCTTGTCATATTTTATGACGTATTCCATGTGGGTAATGATGTTGGCATCACTATCCCGTTGGCATGTGCTCCGAACCAAGGACTTTGCCCTTAGTACGGAGCCTTTTGGGTAGCATGGCACTGAGTAACCCAGCGCCACACAACCCAACATACTTACCTTGCCCATAGAGATAGAGCTAAGCGGTTTTAGAAGTTGCCCCAACGGGGCAACTTCTAAGGGTTAAGAGACGCCGTGCAGCTTTTCGAGGCGGTCAGCGTAACGTTGCGCCGTACGAAGCGCTTGCACCTTGCGCTCCTGCTCGCGGAAGTTCGTCTCCAGCGCGAACGTCTGCTTGGCATTGCCCCATGCACCTTTCAGTGCGCCGCCGACAGCAGCCGCGGTGTTGAGCGACTGGCTGGCGAAGTCGGTGGCCATCTCGCGGATGGTCTCACCAGCGGTAGCCGGTGCAGCTTCGTTTGAACCGTTGAGGAGGAGAGCGATCAGTTCGTCGCGGGAAGAAACGGATTGTACGTTTTTGGCAGCAGCCATGATAATGCTCCTTGAGTATGAGGCGGGATTGCCTACACCAACGAAAACAACAGCCCTGACCAAAAGGTCAGGGCTGATTAGTTAGCGACATGTCAGTTGAAAGCGACAGGTGTGTAAGGGTTGAGGATGAAGCCGCCTTCGGGGAGAAGCCGGCAGATGTATTGGACGTCGAAGATGTAGACGATGGTCATGATGTACTCCAAGGGTGATTGATACAATGGAGGACAACAGACCTGCGCAACGGCGCAGGTCTGAGTAGTTAGAGAGCTGCTGTTGGCGCGTAAGCGCACGCGCTAGCGGCACCACATCTCACTGAGGTGTTGCGCGCTGAGCGCGGGGTTTCGTTCATCACATCAGGGGTTGTAGGAGGCCGGTTTTAGGGACTCCTACCGGATTCGGGAATCCGAATCCGAAGTGGGGAGGTGCTTGATCCTGAGAGGGGAGGGGGTGGGGCGGCCGCAAATCCACATAATAAATCTGAAGAACTCTGATATACTCTCTCTATACCTTACTCACAGATTTGAGACACCATGAAAGCCTGCACAAAGTGCCGAGTTGTTAAGCCATTTGCTGCCTACGCACCAAACAAGCTGACAAAAGATCATCTGCAATCATGGTGCCGTGATTGCAAGAATGCTTATGACAAAGAACACCGTGCAAACAGTCCTGAGTGGAAAGAACGTCGTCGCGAATATATGCGCAGTGATAAGTACAAAGAGTGGAAAAAAGAGTATGTAAAGACCGAAGTCGGGCAGCGAGTTCGCAAGAACAACAAGAGCCAATATCTTTCAAGCCCCGCTGTAAAGCGCAACTACCGAGTTTTCTACAAGCTTCGTGCTAACAATCGTTGCCCTTCATGGGTCGACCCTGTGCAAATGCTGCCGTTCTACAAACTAGCAACGTCCCTGGGTGATGGGTATGTCGTTGATCACATCTACCCGCTTCACGGAAAGACAGTTTCAGGTCTCCATGTGCCTCAGAACTTGCAGGTTCTAACATCTCTTGCCAATAACTTGAAACGAGATTCTGAAAACCCTGTGTGGCATGGTGTGGGACTCCTTCCCAGCTAGGGTTCTAAATCCCAATGCCACCCACCCCTCTAATAGAATCTGAAATGCTCTATAATATTTTATAAATTTATTTCAGAGAACATGACGAATGCGTAAGCCATATCCGCAGAAGCGCGATACCGCCCCCAAGAAGCCACGGGAGAAGTCAGTCGTTGTCGAGGAGAAGCAAAAAGCATTTGCCGATGCCGTGCTCGAAGGCAAGTCTCAGGCTGACGCAGCTCGTATTGCTGGATACCACCCGGCGACGGCCCACAAGGTCATGCGCCAGGAGAATATTCAAAGCTACCTAGCTGAAGCGCGCCAGGAAATCACGGACATCAGCACTATCAAGCGTATGGATGTGATTGAGGTGATTCTGGAAGCCATCGACATGGCGCGAACCCTCGCAGACCCGGCCCAGATGATCAACGGCGCCGACAAGATGGCCAAGATCATGGGTTTCTACGCTCCCGAGACCATGAAGCTCGAAGTCACCCAGAACACAGCGGTTTTGTCCCAGAAATACAAGCAGCTCAGCGACGACGAGCTGTTCGCCATCGCCTCCGGCAAGGCGAAGGTCATTGAAGGGGAGGTCGTCGAGTGAGCTACCCACGCAAGCGCATCAGACTAGGAGACCTCACGCCAAAGGTCGTCGAACACCCCCCAGAACCAGAGGAAACCCATGTCAAAAGCAAGCCTGAAAGAGTTTCAGACGATAGTGGAGTACGGGAAGAAGAACCAATTGTCGAAACAGGAGTACCAGAAGTACCTGAACGAGAAGTTGTTTGGTCCGAAACCCCGCCCAACGCCGTGGTTGCCGCTATCCCAGACCCCCAGCCCGAAAAGCCCAAGCGAAGTCGTCCTAAACGCGCTCCTAAACTACAAGCAGACCCTGCTCCGGTGGCTGAAACCCCTGTCGTCGTGCCGCGAGCCATCAAGCCGGAAGACCAGATAAATGTCGACGAAGCCTACGCCCTCCCATACGACCCGCCGAGCTACCACTTTGCGGTCAGCGACGACCCGGAAGTCGAGCTTGCCTCACGAGAGCTATGTCGTCGCAAGCTCCTCCCGTTCATTCAACGATTCCGACCGAAATACACTGCTGGATGGGTTCATGAGGACATTTGCCGGCGGATTGAGCGCTTTGTTAAGCAGGTAGAATCCGGAGAATCCCCGCGCCTGCTGCTGATGATGCCGCCACGGAGCGGCAAGTCGGAGATCAGCTCACGTCACACCCCGGCCTGGATCCTCGGGCAGCACCCTGAGTGGGAAATCATCGCAGGCAGCCACACTTCATCATTGTCACTCTCTTTTTCGAGGTATCTACGCGATGTCATGCGCGACCCTGCTTATTCCGCTGTGTTTCCTGACGCTCATCTTGACCCAAGTTCTCAGTCCGTCGAGAACTGGAACCTCACCAAAGGCGGGGGTTACTTGGCGGCTGGTGTCGGGACTGGCATCACTGGTCGTGGCGCTCACGTACTGCTTCTGGATGACTTGGTAAAGGACATCGAGGCGGCGGATTCGATCACGATCCGCGACAACACGTGGGAATGGTACTTATCCACAGCCTACACGCGCCTCGCGCCAGGTGGCGGCGTGCTAGGGCTCATGACCTGGTGGCACGCTGACGACTGGGCGGGGCGCATCCAAGAGGCCATGATTGCCGACGACGGGGCGGACAAGTTCGAGATCATCCGCTACCCGGCTATCAACGAGGTGGGTGACGAGTTCATCCTACCTGACGAGACGATTCAAGAGTTTCAGGAGGGTGTGCCGCCGCCTCCCGGCTCCCGGCTGACGCGCCGGCGCAATACAGCCGTGCACCCGGCTCGCTACACCACCGAGATGATGCTGCGGATCAAGCACAACCTCATCGGCGGCGGGCAGAAGCGTGTCTGGGACGCCCTGTACCAGCAGAACCCCATACCGGACGAGGGCAACTTCTTCAGCAAGGAGATGTTCAAGTTCTACGGGACGATGCCGGCGCGGGACGAGCTGTACGTCTATCAGGCATGGGACTTTGCCATCTCAGAGGGCAAGGAGTCGGACTACACCGTCGGTACGTGCATCGGTGTCGACCACCGGGACAACGTCTATATCCTCGACCAGCGGCGGTTCCGGATTCAGGATGGTGGGTTCATCGTCGATGAGATCCTGGACTTCCAAGCGCTGTGGAACGCCGACCTGATTGGCTTCGAAGACGGTCAGATTTGGAAGGCCATCGAGTTCCAGTTCACCAAGCGCTGTGAGGAACGCCGCCAGTACCCCAGTCACGAGCTGCTCAAGCCCCTGACGGACAAGCTGGTGCGGGCGAACCCGCTCAAAGGGCGCATGCAGATCGGGAAGGTGTTCTTCGACAAGAACGCCACGCACTTCACCGAGATGCAGAAGGAGATGCTCCACTTCCCGGCTGGCAAGCACGACGACCAAGTGGACTCGCTGGCGTGGGCCGTGCGCCTGACGCTGACGAAATCCGCACCACGGCAGAAGGATTTCACGCCGAAGTTCAAGAGCTGGAAGGACAAGCTGCCGGGGTTGATGGGTGATCTTGGGGCTTCACACATGGCAGCATGACTCTGATATACTCTTGCGAACTCTGACAGGATGAAACCATGATCGGTGAACTGATTCTACGAATGTTCCATGCGCGGACGAACGCCCATGTGCTGCATCTGCAGTCCCGTTCGTACGCTCAGCACAAGGCGCTCAACGAGTTTTACGACGGCATCGTCGACTTCGCCGACAGCATTGCCGAGGGCTACCAAGGCGAGCACGGCCTCATCGACTTCAGCACGAAGACCCGCTACACGCACGAGGTCGACCCCGTGAAGATGCTCTCAACGCTTCAGGAGTGGGTAGAGCAGAACCGCTACGAGGCCGTCGAGGCTGAGGACACGTTTTTGCAAAATGTAATAGATGAAGTGGTTCTTTTGTGCTCCTCCACCCTATACAAACTTCGTTTTCTCAAATAATGACCAGCGACGCAAAGAAGCTCTACATGGCTGAATACCGCAAGAAGAACGCGGAAAAGATCGCTGCGCGGGCGAAGCTGCAGAAGGCTGCCTATTACGCTGAGAACAAAGAGCGTGTGCTTGCAGCCAACAAAGCTCATTACGAGGCAAATAAACCTGCCGTTCTTGCAAAGAATGCGGCTTGGGTTGAGGCCAACAAAGAAAAAGTTGCTGCGTACAAGCGTGATTACGACGCTGGTAATCGCGAGAGGCTAAAGACATATTACAAAGCCTACTTTCAAGAAAATCGCGAAGAAATCAGCACCAAGCAGTCTGCCTACGCGAAGGCCAACAAAGACGCCGTCAATGCAAACACTCGTGCTTGGGCAGCTCGCAATCCAATGAAGATCAGGGCGAGCAACGGCCTGCGCAAGCGCCGCGTGCGGTTAGCAACTCCAAAATGGTCTGACAAAGAGGCCATCAGATGCGTCTATCAAGAGGCTCATTACATGCAGATGCACGTCGATCACATCATTCCACTGAAACACCCGTTGGTCTGCGGCCTGCATGTCTGGGACAACCTTCAGTTGCTCTCGGAACAAGCAAACAAGGCCAAGGGCAACTCGTTCCTGATCGAGAGTCAGTCATGACCAACGAGGCTGGGTTCAAGCAGCTCGTTATCGACGCCATCGTCGGCGTGGGCTTCGCCGGTCAGATGACCCTGGCCATGGAGTGCGAGCGGGCAGGGTTGGCTGAGTACACCGGCAACCAGCACAACCCGTCGTGGGCATGGCGCCGCGCCAAGCTCGAAGCCTGCGGGCTGGAGATGCTGCAAGAGCTGTACCAAGGTCTGCGCGAAGCGCGTGACGAGCAGAACGCCCCGGTCGACGAGGTAGCGACCGAGCCTGAATCCCTAATCATTCTCCAGTAAGGCTACCTTATGCCCGTAAACGCAGCGCTCGCCCAAACCCAGTGGCAACGATTCCAGTGGTGTCGTGACCGTGGCCACCTCGATTTCGTTGCCAAGGCCGACCGCTGTGACAAGTTCGTCGCCGGTGACCAGTGGCTGCAGCAGGATCTGAACGCTCTGGAGCTTCAGCGCCGGCCCGCCATCACCATCAACAAGATTGGCGCGACCGTGCAGACCCTGCTCGGCGAGCAGATCCAGAACCGCACAGAGGTGCTGTTCCGGCCCTCAGCCGGCGCCAACGCCGACACCTCCGACGCTCTCAGCAAGGTGTGGATGCAGGTCAGCCAGAACAACCAGCTCCCGTGGGTCCGCAGCGAAGTGTTCTCGGACGGTCTGGTGCGCAGCCGGGGCTTCTTCGACATGCGCATGGACTTCAACGACTCGATGCAGGGCGAGATCCGCATCATCCAGTTGAACTCCAAGAACGTCGTGATCGACCCGGATGCCGAGGAATACGACCCGGATAGCTGGAACGACGTGTTCATCACGAAGTGGCTGACCTACCAGGACATCGCCATCCTCTATTCCGAGGACGACGCCAACTATCTCAAGGACAAGGAAGGAAGCGCCTACCCCTATGGTTATGACTCAATCGAACGTGTGCGCGACCGTTTTGCGGGGGTTATCCCTCTTGGCGGTTATTACGGCGTTGCTGACGATGCCGGGGTGCGTCGTAACATTCGCGTGCTCGAAAGACAGTACCGGAAACTTGATAAACAACTGCACTTCGTCGACGTGGAAAACGGAGACATGCGACCCGTGCCGGTCGACTGGGACCGCAACCGTATAGCCCTGCTGCTCGAAAAGACGGGTGGCAAGCTCTCCACCATGAAGAAGCAGGTCAAGCGCATCCGCTGGACGGTCAGCGCCGACAACGTCGTGCTGCACGACGACTGGTCACCCTACAAGCACCTAACCGTGGTGCCGTACTTCCCCAGCTTCCGCTACGGTCGCACCGTCGGTGTCGTCGAGAACCTGCTGGGGCCGCAGGAGATTCTGAACAAGGTCTCCAGCCAAGAGCTGCACATCGTGAACACCACGGCCAACAGCGGCTGGGTGGTCGAGCAGGACTCGCTGCTGAACATGACGATTCAGGAACTGGAGACCAAGGGGGCGCAAACTGGCCTTGTGCTTGAGTTCAAGAAGGGTGCCGAGCCGCCGACGAAGATCCAGCCGAACCAGACCCCGACAGGCCTGGACCGGATCAGCTACAAGGCCGAGGAAGCCATCAAGAGCATCTCCAACGTGTCGGACTCCATGCAGGGGAACGACCGTGAGGATGTCGCTGCCAAGGCCATCGCCTACAAGCAGCAGCGCTCCAGCGTCAACCACACCAAGGTCTACGACAACCTGGAACGCACCGACTGGCTGCTGGCCCGCAACGGCCTCGATTTGATCCAGAACTACTACACCGAAGAGCGCCTGATCAACATCACCCACGACGACGTCACCCGTGAACCCGAGCAGGTCACGGTCAACGGGGTCGACCCGTTCACCGGCGAGATCACCAACGACCTGACGCTGGGCGAGTACGACATCGTGATCAGCTCCAGCCCGTTCCGCGTCAGCCTCGAAGACAGCCAGTTCGAGCAGGCCCGCGCCCTCAAGGAGCTGGGTATCGCCATTCCCGACAGCGTCCTCATCGAGAACAGCCGCCTCATGCGCCGCGCCGACATCATCAAGAAGATGGAAGCCGCTGCGAACTCGCCCGAAGCGCTACAGCAGAAAGAGCTGCAGATGCGCGACATGCAGGCCGAGGTCGGCAAGAAGGAAGCCGAGATCGGCAAGATCACCGCCGAGACCCAGCAGAAGGGTGCCGACGCCCAGATAAAGGCCAACGAGGCGATGGGTGGCAACGACGGCGAGCTGCAGAAGATGCAGAAGATGCAGGCCGAGATGCAGATGGAGCGCGAGCGCCTCGACATGGAGCTGCAGAAGATGCGCGAAGAGATGGGCATGAAGCAGCAGGAGATGGAAATGAAGTTCCAGATGCAGGCTGCCGAGCATGCCCAGAAGCAGCAGCACCAGCAGGAAGACCACCAGCAGAACATGGTGCTGAAAGAACAGCAAGCCGAGCAGCAGGCAGCCGCTCAGCGTGCGAACGACCTAAAACAAGCTGCCAACCCCGTTAGCAAGGAGCAATAACATGGCTGTAGATATAGACAACCTCGAACTTCTTTCCCCGGCACCGGACATCGACAGCTTTGACCCGAAGGCGGGTGATCGCGGCGACATGCTTGTTGCCGACGAGCCGGACGAGGTCGTTGTGCCCGAAGTCGTCAAGGACGATGTCGAAGAGCCGGAAGACGAGGTGGTTGAGCCGGAAGACGAGGAAGTCGTCGACGAGAAGACCCGTGACGAGAAGGGCAAATTCGCTCCCAAGGGAATCCCCAAGGCACGCTTCGACGAAGCCGTCGGCAAGGAGCGCGAGGCCCGTGAAGCCGCCGAGCGCCGCGCCGAAGCCGCCGAGCGTCAGCTCCAGGCTGCCGAGGCCCAGAAGGTCCAGACCACGCAGTTGAGCGAGTTGGAAGACAAGATCACCGAGATGGAGCAGAAGGCCGACGAGCTGCTGCTTGATGGCGACATCGTCGAGGCTGGCAAGCTGCGCAAGGAGATCCGCGCCACCGAGCGCCTGATCGCCCGTGCCGAAGCCGTCGAAGGCGCCCGCCAGAGCACGTCCAACGCGCTGGAGAGCGAGCGCTTCGACGTGGCGGTGCTGCGCCTCGAAGCGGATCACCCGGCGCTGAACCCGAAGTCCGACACCTACGACAGCGACCTCGTCGAGCTGGTGCTGAGCAAGCAGCGTACCCTGATGTCCCAGGAAGGCATGTCGCCGTCCCAGGCACTTACCTACGCCGCTGATAAGGTCATGGAGCGCTTCGGCACCCCGACCCCAGTAGCCGAGGACAAGGAGGGGCTGGCGGCAGCCAAGGCGGCGGACCGCAAGACGACGCAGATCAAGAAGAACCTCGACACCATGAAGAAGCAGCCGTCGAACATGAAGGATGTCGGTATCGACTCCGACAAAGCCGGGCAGACCGGGCAGTTGCCGGACATCAAGAACATGACCCAGGACGAGTTCAACGCCCTGCCCAAGTCAACGCTGGCCAAGCTACGGGGAGACCTGCTGTGACCTTCTATCGCAAAAAACCTGTCGTTATTGAAGCGTTCCAAATGACAGAAGCGCGGCGTCAAGACAACAGCGAGTGGCCTGAGTGGTTGAATATCGCTTGGAACACTGACCATGCTAAAGCAGGGGCGATGTACCCGTTTGACTTCCCATATTCTGATGGGAAGGACGAGTTGCTCATCGTCACGCTTGAGGGTCTGCATCGCGTCTCATTTGGCGATTACATCATCAAAGGTGTTCAAGGCGAGCTTTATCCGTGCAAGCCCGACATCTTCGAACTCACCTACGAGGCCGCGCTCTAAGAATTTCGTAACGAAAGGAGGTGATCCAGTGTCTGCAGGAAAGAAACCTAAGCCTAAATGCTAGTTGGTTGTTGCGGACTCTGAATTGCTCTGATAGACTCAGAACCGCACCTACCTCGTGCACTGCTCGCCCACCCCGAGCCGACTCACCCCCGTAAGGGGTGACCTCGCAGGTCCAGCGATACGGACACCGCCTAGCTAGAGGCACAAAACCCAGCCGACTCGTCCTCGTAACAGGTCGTTTGTTTTCGCAAGTTGCCAGCGATACGGCACCGCGCAGAAGCCACGAGAGAGCTTCAGAAACCATTCGACTTACACAGGAGGACACATGTCCACTACAAACTTCGCTCTCTTGACCAATGAGCAAAAGACCATTTGGTCTCTCGACTTCTGGAAACAGGCCCGCAACCAATCGTTCATCAACAAGTTCCTCGGCAAAGATGCCAACTCGATGGTTCAGCACATTACCGAGCTGAAGAAGACCGAGAAGGGCGCCCGCGCTGTTATCACGTTGCTGGCCGACCTCGAAGGCGACGGCGTAGTTGGTGACCGCACGCTGGAAGGTAACGAAGAAGTTCTCAAGTCTTACGATCAGGTTATCAAGATCGACCAGATGCGTAACGCCAACCGCCACGAAGGCCGCATGGCTGACCAGAAGTCTGTGGTCAACTTCCGCGAAGGCTCGCGTGACAAGCTGTCCTACTGGCTGTCTGATCGTATCGACCAGATGGCGTTCCTGACGCTGGCTGGCAAGTCCTTCACCCTCGGTAACGCCGGTCAAGTCCGCGTCGGTTCCGACCTGAAGAACCTGGAATTCGCACCCACCGCTGCTGACGCACCGTCTGCCAAGCGCGTCGGTCGCTGGAACTCGGATGCCAACTCCAAGGTCGGCTCCTTCGATGTCGGTTCCGGCTCAAACACCGTCACTGCAGTCGACCTGCCGATGTGGAACATGTTCGTCCAGCTCAAAGCCTACGCCAAGGAAAACTACATCCGTGGCATCAAGGAAGACGGCGGCGAAGAAACCTTCCACGCCTTCCTGTCGCCGATGGCCATGTCGAAGCTGAAGCTCGACCCGGTCTACCGCGACAACCTCCGCTACGCCCAACAGCGCGGTGCGGGTAACGAGCTGTTCACCGGCTCCAGCGTCAAGATCGACGGCATCTACCTCCACGAGTTCCGCCACGTACCGAACACCCGCTTGGCCGCTTCTGGCTCCAAGTTCGGCGCCACCGGCACCATCGACGGCTGCCAGATCCTCTTCTGCGGCGCGCAAGCCCTCGGTATGGCTGACATCGGCAATCCGGAGTGGGTCGAGAAGGAATTCGACTACGACAACCAGCCCGGTATCTCGGTCGCCAAGATCCTCGGCTTCTTGAAGCCGAAGTTCACCACCCAGTACAGCGGCGGCACCGTGGAAGATCACGGCGTCATCTCCTGCTACGTCGCTCAATAAGGAGGGCTGGATATGTCCAAGCTCATCGCTGCACGCTCTGCTCAGTACCTGATGGAAGCTGAGTTCGCCTTTAACTTCGACGACACGATGGTAGATGTCACGGGTGCCACGAAGGACTTCGGTCTGACTAACATCGCAGCCACCTCCTTCGACATCATCAACGTCCCCGAAGGCGCGGTAATTCTTGGTGGTTCGCTGACTGTCGATACCGCTTTCGACACGGCCTCCTACGCCGTAGTCATCGGCGACTCGGTGGTTGCCAATCGCTACCTTGCCACGGCTGACCGCAAGGGTGCTGCGCACACCGCGCTGACCCCAACGGGCTACCGCACTGCAGGCGAGAACATCCGCATCGGTATCACCAATGCTGACGTATGTACCGCTGGTAAAGGTGTTGTGCGTATTCAGTACGCCATCACCGGTCGCGCCAACGAAGTAGTCCCGAACTAACGCGGGTCTTCAGGCGGTGTAAAGCCCGCCTGCTTTTTACAAAGCCGGCCCTCCGGGGCCGGCTGATTACCACCACGAGGATAGTCATGCCGAATTACACCCTGAACCGCAACCACATCCACCGCTCCATCTTCGGCGTCGTGTCCTTCGAAAAAGGCAAGCCGAGCTGGGTCACTCCGATGCTGGAGAAGGAAATCATCGCCATCGGCGGTGAGCGCGTCGACGGCGAGGTTGTTGACCCACTTGACCCGGTCAAGGAAGAGTACGTCGCGCCGACTCCAGCCGAGCGCTTTGCTGCGCTGGAAGATGCTTTCGACACCCTGATTGCCCGTAACGAGCCGAAGGAATTCACCGGCGCCGGCGTCCCGACGGTCAAGGCCGTCGAGAAGATCGTCAGCTTCGATGTCGACCGCACCGAGATTGAGCACGCCTACGCTGACTACCGCGCCACCAAGGCTGCGTAATGAACTCCACGGAGCTGTACGAAGCTTTCCGTAACGACGTACTCGACCTGGGACCAGGAGAATTCTGGTCCGATGACGAGGTGTGGCGCTACGCCAACGACGCGTACCGGATGTTCGTGCGGCTCACCGGCGGGGTTTCTGACTTCCTCTCCAGCGCTTGCGAAGTGTCTATAGTCGCTGGCGAGGCAGTGGCTGATCTCCACCCCTCGGTATTGCGGATCATGAGCGCCACCCGGCGCTCGGACACGCAACCCATCGAGATTATCAACCCGACCGACCTGCAGAAGATGCGCTCGTCTGACTACGGTCAGATCAAGGCCATCACGATGGACACCCGCACCGGCCCGGTTCGCTACATGGTGCAGGGTTTGAAGCGCGACGTTGTGCGCTGGATTCAGGTGCCCGAGGTCGACGACACCTGTGACCTCCACATCTACCGCCTGCCGCTGAACACGATTACCGGCGACGACCAGGAACTCGTCGATGTCGCCGAAGACCACCACATTCACCTGCTCGACTGGATGAAGCACCTTGCTTACAAGAAGAAGGATGCTGACGCTTTTGACCCGCAGGGCAGCGCCCAAGGCAAGGCTGACTTCGAAGCCTACTGCGCCATGGTCAAGGCCGAGTGGGAACGCTACAAGCACAAGACCCGCGTCGTTTCATATGGTGGACTCTGAAAATGTCTGAAAGACTCCAAGACCTCTACCTGCAGCAAGGCAAGACCCAACCACTGGTCCTGCGCTGCGAGACCGCGCCCATCGTCTACAAGGTGATCTCGGCTATCACGCAAGGTGCTCCGGCCCGGCTCACGACAACCACGCCGCACGGCATGGTTGAAGGCTGGCGCGCTGCAGTAACCAACGCCAAGGGCATGACCGAGATCAACGCCACAGCGAATGCCGTCAAGGATAAGGACTACCACGCCGTCACGGTGATCGACACGACCACCATCGAGTTCAACGACGTGAACGCGGCCGGTTTCAAGGCTTACCTGTCCGGCGGCTTCCTGCAATACAACACGCCGATGGATCTGACGGGCTATGCCGGGCGCCTGCATATCCGGACCAAGAAGGGCGCTGAACTCAAGCTGAAATGCACCAAGGGCGGCGTTGCTGGAACAACTCGGCCGACTGCTGTCGGTGCGGATGGCTCGGTTACATGGATCGCCACAACCGATGCAGTAACTAAAGCCTGGTCTGTAGGCGCCACGTATGCAGTTGGCGACGTAGTTGATCCGACCATCCTATTGTCGATGACCACGACCAACGGCCTGATCGCCATCGACAACACGGCCAAAACGGTAACGCTCTACTTCGATGCCATCGACTTTACCGCGCTGACATGGAAGCGCGGCTACTACGAACTGGAACTCTACAAGGACGTGGTGCGCGGCGGCCAGACCATCGAGAGCGTGTACTCGCCGATCGAGGGTAATGTTTTCCTTGATTCCGAGACGACGAAATGACGAACGATTACACCGGAGACGATCGCCGCGTTACCAAGCAAGAGCGCTGCGAATGCGGCGCCCTTGGCATTTTTGAGCGCCGACTTGTAGCCGTTGAAGCAGCCTTCCCCGATGGTCCGGAAAGGCACCGCGACTATCACCAAGCCAAGATCAACTCAGCAAAGGAAGAAGCCGAGTTCTGGAAGACGGCGAAGATTGAGCTGACCAAAGCCGGCGTCTCGACGCTGGTCGGTGTGCTCAAGACCATCCTGGTGCTGGCTCTTGTCGGATTGCTCTACAAGCTCGGCCTGGGGGCCGTGGCGGCGGCGCTGGTAAAATGAAACTGCTGCTTGAAAACGGCGCCCTCTACGTCGATCAACTGTTTTTCTCTTACGCAGGAGCAGGCAATGGACGCGACGCTCTACAACCTGGCCGCTATCAGCTCAGCACGCAATACAGCCCGGCTCACGGCTGCGAACTGCCCAACGCCGCCGGACTGGGTTGGATTGGCCCAGCAATCGGCGCTGATGCTCCACAGTGCGACCTCGTTTTGGGTCGGGTACGTCACGGCGATGCTCTCCTGCCATGCTCGAATCATGTCGGCCGGCTCCTTACTCTCGTCGAAACCGCCGAAGGCCGAGGCGCCGCCGTCGAATTGGTTGTGATCTGATCATGGCTGACTTTCTCCCTGCCTACGAACGCGTCATCCTGGAAGAGGGCGGCTACAAGCTGACCGACGCCGAGAACGACAACGGCAAACAGACCTACGCCGGCATCTCGCGCCGGGCGCATCCCAAGTGGCCCGGCTGGTCGGCAATCGATGCCGGCGACACGCCGCCGACGCAACTAGTTCGAGACTTCTACCGTGATTCGTTTTGGGTTCCGATCCGCGGCGATCAGATCGCCTCGCAGAAAGTCGCCGAGGCGATCTATTCGATGAGCGTCAATGCCGAGGCATCGCGCAAGCTTGCCCAGGTCGCCGCACGGGTAACGCCTGACGGCGTCTTTGGGCCGAAGACCATCGCTGCGATCAATAGCCTGGATACCGAGGGCTTTCTGAATCGCTTCTGCATTGCCGCCATTGCCCGCTACCGCGACATCTGCGTTCACGACAAAACCCAACGCCAATGGATTATTGGCTGGCTTAACCGAGCATTGAAGGTGGCAGCATGAGCAATATCATCTCCGATATGATGACCGGTGGCGTCGGCTCCATTGTCGACACCGTCGGCAAGCTAGCCAGCGACCTGATAACCACCGACAAGGAGCGCCTGGCCGCTCAGAACGAACAAGAGCGCATCGGGCTTGATCGCGATAAGGCGTATCTGGCAGATACGGCTGACGCTAGAAACCATGATGTAAAGATCCAAGAAAGCGCAAATGCTTCGTTGCTGGCTAAGAACGTAGGCTACTGGCTCGATCTATTCATTGTCGGCGCAACATTTGGCATGGCCTATTTGATCCTGTTCAAAGGGATTCCGCCAGAGAACAAAGAGATTTTCTTCACATCTTTTGGCTCTCTTCTGACCCTGTGCATGACGGTAGTCAATTTCCATCGCGGAAGCACTGCCAGAAGCGGGCAGAAGGACAGCACCATTCAATCATTGGCGAGCAAGTGAAATGACGTTAGCACTCGACATATTCGCCCCGCTACCTGATACGGCAGAGCAGCTACGCGACTATTTCGAGTGGGTTGTGCAGACAGGTGGCGGAAGTCGCCGAGTGTGGCTGGACCAGCGCGGCCTGTCATTCATCGAGCCAAAGCATCACGGAATCATCGGGCTTGCGATTCCTGACGATGGCGAAACGGACGGAAACAAGGTTTTTTTGCGAGCGGTTTATTGACCGTGGCAATTAATTTCTACATTCAATTTACAAAGGAGTAACACATCATGGCCCTTTCTTTATCTACTGCCGTCCGTACCGCTCGCGCTCAAGCAATCATCACCGCAGCTGGCGCTACTGGCGCAAAGCTTAAATTCTTTTCCGGTACTCGCCCGGCGACGGGTGGCGCGGAAACGACTCTGCTTGCAACGCTTACTTTTCCCGGCGTTATCGGCGTGGCGGGTTCTGGCGCTATCGACTTCACCGAAGCTGGGATTACGCAAACGAACTCTTCTCACGTGTCTGGAACCCCGACATGGGCGCGCATCGAAACATCAGCAGGCACGCACATTGCCGACCTGTCGATTAGTGCCGACATGACGTTCACCGGGACTATTGCAACTGGCGTTGATATTACGCTGGGGGCTTCGACGCTGACCGAAGCGAACGCCTAATCGATGGCTTCTCCGGTTGCCGATATTGTTGGTTGCCCATCTGGCGGCGTGATAGCCGCTGGGCGGCATATCGTCAGCCTAAATACCGCTCTGATGGGCGATTCGCTGACCGATGACTCCTATGGGCTGAGCAATTTTTATACGCTCAACGCGCTCTGCGGCGGCCAGATGGTGTTGCTCGCAAACAGCGGTATATCTGGCAACACAGTCGAAAACATGAACGCCCGAGTAGATAACGACTATCTAAATGCAGCACCTGGCATGGCCGGACTCGGGATCGTTGGGCGTATTTTTGTCCGTGCTGGAACAAACAACGCCCGGGGAGATATTCCTATATCGAGTCTTGCTGGAGCCTACACAACGTTACTCAATAAGCTGGCCGGCTATGCTCAACGCGTCATCATCCTCGCAGTTCCGCCGCTCGCGAATGCAAACAACAACGCTACGGCAGCCACCTACAACGCCTGGTTAGCAGATTTCGCTGCGTCCAATCCATCCAAATTTAAATTTATCGACGATTGCATCGATTGTCGCAACGCCGATGGGTCGCAAAAGGCCGATGCCTTTAATGCAGACGGCGTGCATTTCAAAGGCGTCGGCGTTGCAAGATCGGCAATCACTGCTGCCGCTGCTCTATATGCAGAGCTTGGGTCGTATCCGTCGCCACTCAGTAAAGACTCGGCAGATGTCTATCCGGCCAAGCCGCAATGGTTCGCTAATCCAACAATTGCCGGCACGAGTGGGACTAAAGACGGCGGATTTACCGGCTCCGTAGCGAACAACCTGTGGATCGGAAACTACGGGTCAGGAATGATCGGCGTTTGCTCAATTGTCGCAGCAGATGCTGGCGATCCAAATCAGACGCCGTGGCAGCGCATCGCCCTAACATCCGGGCAGGTTGGGAGCCGTCTAGAAATAGCGTCAACGCTCGTCGGTCGAGCGATCACTAGCGCAGACCCAGAGAGACTTGATGCAATAGCCGAAATTCGCGTCACCAATCTCGACCGGGATAGTTTGTCGTCATTTTCTGTCTTGGCGCAGGCAAATACCGGTGAATACCTCGTTCCGGCCGCCGCGCTGTATCTCGATAACACCGGGACGGAAACCAAGAACTACGTGTTGCGCGCTCGCCGAAAAAGATCTGGCGCGACTACGCCATCATCAATCGGGTGGCATCTGTATGCAACGGTTCGTGCGGCGTTCGGCCCATTGGCTAGCGTCGGAACAATAGACGTTCGCTGCATAACGGTAAGAGGATAAAAGATGGCTTTCGTTAGTGACACATTTACCGACACGAATGGCACTGCCCTAGCTTCACACGTTGGCGAGACTGGCGCAACGTGGGTTTTGCATCCGACAACATCGACCGGCGCGATGGGCATACTGAATGACGGGACAAATTCCGGGGCATACCCAACAGACTCACCCACCGCGATGTACTACGCAAGCGGCGCTTCAGCCACTGCCGAATATGATGTTTTGTCGTCAGGTGTAAGGCGGGTCAATTCGGTAACATCAGGTTTCGTTTTCTTGGCAGGCAGAATACATTCAACGGACTCTACTGCATATGTTGCAGGGTTTGACTTTGCATCTAATAATTGGATCATTCAAAAGCGTATCGCCGGGTCCTCGACCGCGCTATCAACGATCGCTGGTACGTGGCCTGAGAATGGGGTAAAAGATTTAAAGTTCGAGATCCGCGATGCGTCTAAAAAACTATTTGCCGATGGCGTCGAAGTCGGGTCAACAACAGACAATACGATAACTGCGGCAGGGAAGGCCGGTTTCAGATGCGCTCCTACGTCAGTAGGTGGGTCATATGGGATTTTTGACAATTTCACAGCAACCGACCCAGTAAGCGGCGGCGCAACAGCTTCTATCTCGCTAACCACTTCCGCCGCAACGCTATCTTCATCTGCGTCAGTGTCACCGCTTGCTAGTTTTTCTCTGACTACGGCAGCGGCGGTTATCTCTGGATCGGCTTCTGTTGCAGGCGCATCGTCTGCGTCGTTCTCCATTTCAACGATGGCGGCTTCTCTTGCCTCGTCTGCCTATGTCTCTCCCATAGCAAGTATTTCGCTAACAACTGCTGCGGCTACGCTATCTGGCTCTGCAGTTGGTAATTCATCGACCGGGACGCTGACAATCGTTGATCTAAAAGATATGACGACTGGCGCGTTGCGCACCAATGAGACTGGTATTGTCATCATCGTCAATGATGTATCAACAGGGGCGCTGGTTGTAAAGCTTACCGGGCAAACATCGGATTCTGTCGGCGATATTGTTGTGTCGAACGTGGCGTGGTCAATTGGCACAACCTACCGGGTGACCATCATTCTTTCCGATGGCTCGGAAGGAACGTGGAAATACACGGCAACCTGATATGAGCCTCCGCCTATCCTCTTCTCAATCTTCCCACTTTGTCAGTAAGTGGGGTGGGCTTGGCATCCCCGGATCGGAAATTCCGACAACCGGAGATAACGGCGGATCTCCACTCGTCAATGATGGAATTGATTCTGCCAAAGAGTACCGGATAGAGACCGTATCGCTGCCGAGTTCCGGAACGCTGACGGTCTATCCAGATACGTCATACGAATACGTTAGTGATGCAGATGGAACGTTCACGTGGACTTATACCTGCATCGAAGATTCCGTGGCGCAAACGCCGCTCGGGTCTGTCGTATTTCAGGTCGGATCACCGGCTGCATCGTTCGCTTTGTCCCCATCTGCGGCTACGTTTTCAGGGACGGCTTATGTTTCTCCGGTGGCGTCTCTCTCTATATCAACGGCAGCAGCAACGCTGCTCAGCGGGGCCAAAGTATCGGCAATAGCGTCAATGTCGCTTTCAACAGGGCCGGCTACATTCTATGGCGTTGCATTCCCTGCCGATTCTCCCGCGTCTTGTGCTTTTGCAATAACAACTGGTTCTGCTACGTTTTCCGGCACGGCCACATCATCTCCGGTTGCGTCTTTCAACTTGTCGCTAGAGTCTGTTTCGGCATCGATGTCTGCTTCAGGATATTCATCGCCCGGCGGCTCTGTGTCTCTTTCTCAGGCAGACATTGATGCGATTGCCGCAGCGGTATGGGCGCACGTTTCACGCAGCTTGAGCATTGCGCCGCCCACGGCTGGCGATGTCGCTGATGCGGTCTGGAGCAAGACGCTGCCATGACGATCACGACCGGAGAATATCTCGTCTCAAGATCTTCGCTTCCCAGCGGAACGGCAATGGCGCATTGGCTTTCTGTGCAATCCGGTGACCGAATCATCTACTGCTCGCAGGTAACGACCGCGCTGACGCAGGACGAAATCACCGCCACGCGCAAGCCGAAGCGGGTAGCGCAAGAGTCTTCAAGGGCCATTGCGCCAACCGTGCAAAGCAAGGCAACCAAGCACAAAACAAACTTCTTTGCCTTTTCTCCACAGCAAACAGAGATTGTTTCGCTGCATGAGCCTGACGAAATCACTGTAACGAAGCGCACCACGACAGTCACCGTAAAGCAGGACTTAGCGAAGGAACAAGTTGCTAGTAAACCGTTGCGCAGTTATATAAACTAGACTAATACATAGATAAGGTTAATTTATGGCCGTAGTATCAGGAACCGTTCTGGACGTAAACACCAACCCGATTGCAAAGCTCCTGTACGTTTATCGGAAAGACAACGGGCGTTTTGTCGGTGAAGCCATTTCCAATGCGACGACCGGCGCATGGTCCTGCACAGTTCCATCTTCGAGTATCAAATACTTTGCAATTGTCCAATACGACGCAGTTGATCCTTACGCTGATAGCGTGGCGCTTGATCTGGTGCTGACTGGTTATCCGGGACAGACGACGTTCTTTGACCGGACAGGCAAGGCGATAACCCAAAATGGCAATGTCGTACTGTCTGCGACCCAGGCAATGCACGGCGAGGTATCGGGGTATTTCGACGGAACCGGAGACTATCTGAGCCTTTCCCACGATGCAGGGTTCAATCCTGGAACCGGCGCATTTTCCGTTGAGATTGAGTTCAATACATCTCAGTACGTGACGGACTACACAAAGCACTTCATCCACCACGGCAACTGGCATATCGGCTATTACGCTGGAGAGGTCGTCATCAATGGGGTGACACTGGCTGGGCGCGTCGATAACGGCGCCTGGCATCACGCCGAATTTTGCTTTGACACGACCAACGAATATGCCTTTGTAGATGGCGTGCTGAAGGCAACCAGAGCGCGCCCCACCACGGCCGATAACACGAACGCTTTGCACATCGGCGTCACGTCGCCGCTCGATGCAAACCGCTACATGCTCGGGTATTTGCAATGGGCCAAGGTGACGCCCGGAGTTTGCCGGCATGCCGCGTCATACACACCGCCCACGCATCCGCGAACAACCGGAGCGCCCACTGAAAACGCCCGGATTTTTGACAACCTAACCCCGGTTTAACAAGGAGCAACACCATGGCTTACATTTCATTTTCCGATACCCCGAAACTCAATTCCCTGACCGCCATCCGCGACCTTATGGACGCCGGTACGCATTCGTGCGTAATGGAGTTCCGCACCGGAACCAAGCCGACAACCGCCAACGATACGCGAACCGGTACGCTGCTCGGATATGTCGTGCTGCCCGACCCCTGCACGGCATCGCCTGGTTCCTTAGCGGCGGCCGGGATGACGGTTGGAACGATTACCGGCGAAGATGCGGCGCTGGCTACTGGCACGGCAACGTGGGCGCGAGTGTCTTCGCGCACCGGATCTGATCCGGCCACTGCCACTCTTGTCACGGTAATGGATGTGGATGTCACAAACACGGGTGGCGGTGGCACTTGCCAACTCAATACGACCAATATTGTCATCGGCGGCCCGATCAACGTCACATCGTTTGTGCTGACCGTTGCATAAATGAGCTACACCCCGCCCGCTGGTAATGCTGTTTTTTTCCAGTTCACTGGCGAGGCTTACACGCCGCCAGCGGGTAATGCTGTTGACTTTAGCTTTCTCAGCATCATCTCGGGCGGGGTGGGTGGGGTTGTTCCGTTCGCTTCATCGGCAAGTGGTGTTCACGGTACGGTGGGTACGGTTTCCTCGCTCGGGATGTTTTCGGCCGAGATACTTGGAACTTTCCCGCCGTTCGCGCTGGTTACACCAAAACTTACATTCGCTGCGGCGATTGTCGGCGAGCAGCCGATTACGGGCAGCCTTTCCGCGCCGATTACCTTCTCGGCCACTGCGACCGGGATAGGGCATGTATCTGGCAGCGTCGATGCGTCCTTGCAGTTTTCCGGCGCGATAGGCGGTATCGGAGAGGCAACTGGCGCGGTGGCCGGCGAACTAACCTTCGCTGTCTCGATTGCCGGGCAGGTTGTCGCCAGCGGCTCGGCTTCGCCCCGGCTACGTTTCTCAGCGGCTATGACCGGCGATGTACCACCGGCTGGCATTCTGTCAGGCAATCTTCGGATGATGGCCCAGGCAAGCGGCGCAGTGGGTCGGACGGGCGTCGTTTCAGCGCAGATGCAAATTCAGGGGGCTATGCTCGGCACGGTATCCAGAACCGGAACGGTCGGCGCGGCGCTGGGCTTTTCCGGGGCTATCGCTGCCCGGTACGGTAGTCGTGGCAGCGTGGGTGCTGTGGTCCCGTTCGCCGTCGCGGCGATCGGTGTTTCGATCCCGCCGTCGGCTGGTGCTGTCGAAGGACACCTCCGGTTCGCTGCCCGCATGGTCGGCGCGCACCACAACGACCTGATACTGGACGACCCGATCCTGATCTACACCCGCCAAAAGACCCACGACATAGCGGTGTTCAGTCATGGCGTATGACGACAAAAAACTAAGCGGTCTGTTCCCGACGCGCAGCGGGACACCGACCGGGACCGCCAACGAGCGGAAGATGCTGGACAATATCGGCTCGGCCGACGGTTTCGCAACGCGGGTCAGGGTGGGGCCGGACGGGCTGAAGACCTACTTGAAAACCAGGGGTGGCATGCCTCACTTCTGGAACGACCCGAACGAAGTCGAAGTCAGTGGCGATCCGTCGGTGCCGATTGAAATGGATTCCGGCGCAGTCGTAATCGGCCCGACTGCGCCGCTGCACCCGGATGCGTACAAGGATTGTATCCTGCACTACGGCGTGGCCGAAAGGGCGTATGTGCTGCTAAAGCGGCTGCTCGGCAAGATCAAGCCGCCTGCCGTGACCAATGCCACCCCGCCGCTCGAAGGTGTTCCGGGCAATTCGTTCCTGGCCCCAGCAAACCGGGTCGGTGTGCGGGATGATAATTTGGTCGGGCTGCTCTACGGCAAGAAGCTATGCGCCGCCTATTGTCCGCCGAGCATGTTCACCGGCAAGGCCCGGTTGTATGCCCAGGCACTGTACGGCGCGCCGGTCAAGCAGTGGGTATGGGCGGTTAATGTCGGGACGGGCGACCCGCCCGAACTGTCGTACAAGGGCAGTGACCGGATGAAGCTGACGACGCATAGCGGCATCTATCTCGATTCGCAATGGACCCATTGGCTGCTGTCGATGGATAACCTGGGCGTCAAGATCACGCGCCTGAAGCGCGACGAGGCCGTGAAGCCTTTGGTGAAGGTGTTGGCGGCGGGCGGAACCGAGGCTGAGAAGGTCGAGGCGTACATTCTCTCGCGCTCTTACCCGGACGAGTCGATGTCATTCTGGATAGCCATACCCGGCACACCTACCTGCTCGATGCTGGGGTATGGCTGGAAATTCAACTGGTCAGGTACTGTGGCTGACATCATCCACCATAGCTCCGTGGCGGTCAGCTTGACGCTTTCCGATATAAAGTCGACGCATTATCGGGTTGCTTTTAACCGCAATTCCGGGATGTCTGCACCAGCGGGAATGTCATTGATCGATGCTGAAAAACTACGCTGGTCGGCGATTCTGTCTATCGTCGAAGGACCGGTGCAATGGCATAACCAGCGCTACGGTCAGGTAGTAAGCAGCCCATCGTGGAGCGATTACACGCTAGGCTTGTTTGGGGAAAAGTTCGGCGTCCCCCACGGCAATGCGCCAGTTTATTGCTTCTACAAACGCGACGAGTTGGAAGTAATTCGATTCCAGTATTACGGTGGCGAGAACAATGTCAAGTACAAGCGCGTGAGCACTCCACTATCGTGGATTGGTCAACACGATTGGTCGATAACCAACATGAGCGATGCGCAAGTTTACGGCACCATCGGGATGGACAGCGCATCCGGAGAGGTTAAAACAAGAACGACTAATCCGGTGACGACCGGATTTTCCTCTACCGCGGTCAATGGCGTGGACACCGCAACATCCTATAGCTACACGCGCATCGACCAAGGAGCCAAGGCGTTCGGCGAACCTTTCAGCGTCACGTCATATACTTCGATAACAGAATCAACGTTGCCAGGTAGGCCAACTGAATCGTCAGCGGTTCATAGCGTAGGGGCCGATGGTGTTGAGTTGATTGCCGGATTCGGGGTAGATAACCCTGATGGCCCAACGATGCCGAGCGGGCGACTGGAGGTGTCGAACAGCCTACAGACGACCATTGGCGGCATTGTCAATGCGACTGGATCGCACAGCGAGGCCACCATGCCTCTTATTGTCGTTCCGTTCAATGACGCGGAAGCCGTCTATCTGCGCACCTGGCGGAATGTGGCGAGAAACGAAACCGGGACGACCGGCAGTTATGTCGGTTACACGAACTCTTGGGCCAAGCGCTACAGGCACTACATCGTCAATGCAGATGGTGAGACATTCTCTGTGGATGGTGAATGGCTCGTCGAACTGTCGCAAGCTGGCGGCAGTTTCGGCATCAACACGGGATCGACCGCGCACGCGCTGAACACGACAAACGACGTGGTTATCGCATCCAGCCTGATCAGTAGTGCGGGAACGGTGGATTATTCGCCGACCAGTTCATTGGCGGTCTTTTTCTCCGGCGAAATCGACAGCATCCCGCAGCAGTTCTGGACTTCTTCCAGCCTGCTTGGGGCGATCTATGGCGAAGGCGCCACGCAGTCGCAAGGCTTTATTGCATTCGACGATCCACCGCCATTCATAGGATGGGCATGATGAAAACAGTACCGAAGGGTCCATTTCTTGGCATCAATAACCGGCTACCGGCATTCTCCCTGCACGTCGACAAGACAGGCGACTTCCTGCGGGAAGCCGAGAACGTCGACATCGACAACGCTGGGAATCTGCGGCTCCGGAAAGCTGCCATCCGAATACAGGCAATGACCGGGGCGCACTCGCTATTCACGGCCGGCGATGGAACGCGCTATCTGGTGCGTGGATCCGTGCTCTATACCGTGACGCTGCCGACCTACACGGAGACACTGTTCAAGATTCTGGCCAGTGACGCGGCCATGAGCTATGCCGAATACGGAGGTTCGCTGTTTTTCAGCAACGGCGTCGACTCCGGGCGGATTGCTGGCGGCGTCTGCTATCCGATGGCCTTGCCGACGCCCGCTTCGCCGAGCGTGACCAACGTGGGTGGGGAATTGTTCGCCGGCCATTACCAAGTGGCGGTCAGTTACGCCCGCCTGGATGGCGCGACGCTGCTGGAAGAGGGTGGCCTCAGCCCGTCGAGCAACTACGAACTGGTAGCAGACGGCGGACTGCGCATCACGCTCCCCGGCGCTGTCACTGGTGCGACCCACACCAATGTCTATGTCTCGACGGCCAACGGCTCGGTGCCGATGCTGGCTAAGACGGTCGCCCTCGGCATGGCTACCAAGGATGTGACGCTGCAAGCCGAGCTGGCTATCGGGCGCGAAGTCCCGCAGCGCTACGAGTCGCCGCTGCCGGCAGGCGACCTGCTGTTCGAACACAACAATCGCCTGTGTTCGATCAAGGGCAACAACATCTATGTCGGCAGCCCATTCCGCCACGGCTACTACGAAGTGGCGACCGGGCGCCTCCCGTTCCTGGCCCCGGTGACCAACGCAATCTCGGCCCAGAACGGCGTCTACATCACGACGACCGAACAGTCCTACTGGTTCCCCGGCGAAGACCTGCTCGACGAGAAAAAGATTGCCGACGTGCTACCCTACGGCGCGGTCAAGGGCACCGCCTTCAAGTTCCCCCACAACTCCAAGGTCGGCTGGTTCGGCGCGCAAGGACTGGTTACCGCCGATCTGCAAGGTCAGGTCGAGGCGGTGATGGCCGACAATGTCAACCTGACAGCTCCGGCCACAGGTCTCTCGGCGGTGTTCTCATCGACCGGGCACTACCGCGTGGTGTCCTGCGGCTGGTGTGTGAACCTTGAAAAGCTCGCAGCGACGACCTACACCGATTACGACTTCACCAGCATCTCGGGCACCTACGGCACCAAGGCTGACGGCATCTATGATCTGGCCGCTACCGGCGATGTGCCTTACGTGATTGGCTTCGGTAAGGAAAACTTCGACTCGGAACAACTGAAGCACCTGCCGGCGACGTATCTCGGCTGCGACTCCGACGTGCCGATGCAGCTTCGTGTGCAGGGTGTTGACGCCAAGATCGGCGAGTTCGACTACACCTACCCGGCCCGCTCCAGCGGGGCCAACACCAAGATCCAGCGCGTCGATCCCGGCAAAGGGCTACGTGCCAACTGGTTCGAACTTTCACTTATCGGCGAAGCCGCCTTCACCCTTGCTACGGTCAGCTTTGCACCCGTGGCCTCTACCCGGAAGATTTAATCATG